GTAGATACTGTCTTAACAGGTGATGCTGAAGAGAATGAACTACCACGAGTGCGGAAGTATAACCTATATGTATCAACATTCAGTGGTTATATAAGATATAGTCTGAACTATATAGAAATATATAGAAGTAAAGGATAAAGAGCCTTTACGATAACAATAATGGCTTTACCTATGTTCTTACAAGCAACTATGGAGCTTATTGATAGAGGTGAATATATCTCTTGGAAACTTCCTAAGAACTGTACTATTGTACTAACTTCTAACCCTGACAATGGGGATTATAATGTTAGTACAATGGATAATGCTCAGAAAACTAGATACATTAACTTTGAAATAGACTTTGATGTTAATGTATGGGCTCGTTGGGCAGAAACGGATAAACTGGATTCTCGAGCTATTAATTTTGCTTTATTGTATCCAGAGATATTTGAGAAAGAAGGCAATGTACAAAAAATTAATCCTAGAAGTTATGTTACTTTTTGTAATGCTATTTCTGGTTTAAAGGACTGGAGTACTCCATCAAACTTAGCAATGATTCTTAATATTGCTAAGGGATGTTTTACATCTAAAGAGAATATTGTTGGTAATTTATTTACTACATTTATTGCAAATAAATTAGATAAACTTATTGCTCCCAAAGATATGCTGTTTGAACCTTGGGATACTGTAAAAACTAAAATTAAGAGTTGTGTATATGATAGTAATGGATATCGTCCAGATATAGCTTCTGTATTATCTACAAGATTACTTAATTATAGTCTTTTATATTTCGGAGAAAAGGGAGCCAAAACAGAAGTAGTTCAAGATCGATTGCTTGAATTTATCAATTCTCCTGAACCTTTACTAACTGAGGACTTATTGTTTCATTTAATTAAAACAATCACTACAAAGTTTTCAGGAAGAGCAAATAAGTTAATTATGAATCCTAAAATCAGAGCTAAAATTTTATAATATGAAATTAAACGGAATTGATATTGCATTTCTTGTTCCTTATAGGAGAAATTGTGGATCAGCAAATTTATGTAAATGGTCTTTATATCATTCAGAAAATATGCGTTTTTCAGTTAGAACTTCAATGGTGCTACATACCCCTGAAGAAATAAATACTGCGCTAACTAATAAACTTACAGATCTATCGGATGTAACTAAGCTATATTTTGACTCTAGTTCAACCTATCCACGGTTCAAAATTAGAGATACAAAATTTCAAAGAGTTATTAAGGTAGCAAAATGTGATGCTGCTATAATTCCAGATTCTCTTAACTATTATCCTAGTAGTGGAGAGTATTATTTATTTGAATATGTTAAAGAGGATCAAACTAAAATAATTTATAGCATTTGCCCAAAGTTGTTTAAAGATAATGATTCATTTATTTATAATGATGTTTGCTCTCAGGGAACAGACTTTATAGATGGCGTCAAAACTATAAATACCTTACCTAAAGGTTCCACTTTGATTTATAGTGGAAAGTTAGTATTTTGTGATGAAACCTATGCAGAAACAATTGATAATATAGTTTCTGTATATCCAAAATATGCAAAAGAAAGTACTCTAGATAAACTAGTTAATGGCACATTGGAAAAGATTACCGAAGAAAGTATCTTGTCATTAAATGATATGCTAGCATCAACCGATGATACTACTGTAGAACTGGGATTAAAAATTTTACAAGGAATGAATGTTACAGAAAGCCCTGCTGCAGTAACATGTTTATTATATGGGAATTTCGATAATATATTTAAGAATAAAGCCATGGGAACAACAGGAGTATCTCAAGTTTTTAAGTCCTTAAATGTAGATACAAGATATGTTTCTCATGATCCCATTACTGGAATAGCTAGAGCGTTAGAGTCAAACACTTGGAAAAATGCAACATCTGAGGATAAATTTTTAACATATACTTTATGTAGGGGCATCCTTTCTAATTTTTATAGAGAAAAAGATAGACAAGTTATGGATACTCTTCATAACCTCCCATTTAAAATCAAAACATATGTCAACTAGGAATATTCTATGTATAGCTGGTTTAAAGGGAAGTGGTAAGGATGAGAGTGCTAAAATGCTTCAATTTTGTTTGAATTCTCCAAGATGAATGCAAACATATTGAATGTATAAACATTGTAATATCTTTACAGAGGGAAAGTTTAAGATTTGTAGATTTGCTGATACTTTAAAATGTCTTCTTTCAATACTCCTTAATGTTAGTGTTGAAAGATTTGAAGATAGACAATTTAAAGAGGACTATTACATAGATTTCAGTACTTTAACAATTCATCATAAGAATTTTGTAGAAAGAGAAAAAATTCTAGTAGATAATAAGTTTTCAAAGTTAGCTAAGGATCTTAATCCTTCTTTAACTGAAGATTACTGACTTTCTATTAGACAGGTTTTGCAATACTTTGGAACTGAAATAATGAGATATTATTTTGGGGATAAATTATGGATTTTAACTACATATGAGCAAGAGTGCAAAAATATGATTATCTCAGATCTGCGATTCCAGATTGAATTTGAAGAATCAAAGAAACGAGGAGGGGAAGTTATTTATATCCATAGACCAGAGTGCAAGGCAGGCTCTCATGCCTCAGAAAGAGAGCTTTTAACATTATATGGAAATGGAGACTATGACTATCTGATTAATAATGATGGTACATTATCCGATTTATTTTACAAAATAAAAAATATTAGTAAACTATGCCTACAGAAATAAAACGATGTGGATATTGCGAAAGCAATAAAATTGAACATGAGTTCCAAGACACAAAGTATGGAAAATATATTCGAGTATTTAATCTTAAAGAATCTGGAAAAGGTTCTAATTGCACTGTGTGCAATGGAGGATTAAAAGTTAAAAAATAAATTAAAATACCCCTACTTGCTATATGCAGGTAGGGGTATTTTTTTTAACTTTCTTCGGTTAATTTACGTACAGCTGGACGTAAAGGTTTAAACATACCGACGGAATTAACAGTTCCAGACAGAGCTGCTTCAGCTATATTTAAATCATCATCTCCTGCAGCTCTTAAAAAGTTTCTTGCAGTAGTTTGTAAAATGTTAAATGAAGGAACTTCCCAAGTAAATAAACCTTGATCTAAAAGTCTTAATACAGAGAAATCTTGAGTAGATTGATCTGCTATCCAGTATAAATTCTGGAACATAGAACCAGCATTTTGAAGTTGCTTTTTATAGCTAATTCCTGTTACTTCTGGATCATCAAAAAACATCATTCGTATTAATGTAATAAATAAGGTTGATAATAGAAGGTCATATAAGCCTTGAAGTACATTTGAATGTCTAATATCCCCCTTTTTACCATAATCCTTCCATAATTTTTTATACACAGAAGTATCACCATTGCGAAGAGCTTCATATGTACCTATTCCTAAATCTTTAAACAAGTGAATATAGGATTGAAAAATTCCTTCCATATATGCACCAGTTCAGCCCAGCTTTGGTTTTGCATCTGCTGCATATTGTTTATACTCACCTTCTAAATCCTTGTCATTTACTATACGTACTTCTAATGGACTGTTATTTATTGCTATAGACCATAGTTTGTTTCCTGAAGAATCAGTCAGTTGTTCATAACTACCTCTGGCAGTTTGATCTGTTCGCACTTGGAAATACATCATTTTTTTAGCAGACATGAAAGCCATAAATTGCTTAAAAATTCCTCCGATAGCAGTCTTAAAGAACCATGCTTTCACCTCTTTGTCATAGTAACCAAAAGACATATCAGCGAAAGATTTAAAGGAGTTACGTTGTAAATCTGTATATGCTTTAGGAAGATTAGGAACTTTACCTGGTTCTGGACTTGGAATTTGCTTAGCTACTCCTAATTCTTTATTCATATCATCCCTCATAACCATATATAAAGCTTCCTGTTCATTAAACTTTGTTTTTAATTCTTTAGGTACTTTACTATAGTCTCCTTTGTACTTCACATAGATATCAAACCTTTTGTCTTTTGCCATGTTATACTTTAATTCTCTTACTCCATCCTTAGATTCTACTAACTCATGAGCATCCCAGCACCCATCATGAATCATTTGAGCAATGAACATTGACATTCTATTCCAATAATCAGGAGCAGTCAAAGACCATGACATAAACCTGTTGAATGTTGCAAATACACCAGTTTTATTAGAAGTTGCTTGTTCTGGAATTTCAGTAATTGACATATTAGCCATTCCATAGAATTCATTAAGAAGTTCTACTTTGGTAACATTCATAATAAAGTTAGGGACATTTCCAGTTAAAATACCTAAAGCTTTAATATATTCTCCCACTCCAAAAGTATCCTTACCATAAGATGCAAACATAGCTTTACTTATATTTGTCCAGAAGCCCATGATAACCTCTCTAGGAACGTTCATTATATTCCAACCAAGGGCTACTGCTGATGCAGCTGCGCGAACTGGGGCAATTACTTTATAAGCAGTCTGAACTTCAGGGGCCATGATACTATCATTATATATAGCACTTTTTACATACTTTCTGACAAACTCTTCAAAATTAGGAAGTTCTTTACCAGTTACATAAGATTGGAATTGTATAGAATAAAGAGCCCCTTTTATCGCAGGTATAACTTCCATATCAAAGACTTTCTGAGACTCCATAGCTATTGTAAAAGTATCAAGTATTGTCTCTAAGTCCATAGAAAAGTTTTTAATTCCTCCATTCTTCTCAATAATGTCTCTACGAACATTTGGGTTCTTCCTAGATTCAAATTCATTATAAACACCTTGGAACAAGTCAGAAACTTTTTTACGTTCTTCTATTTGTCCTTCCAAAGTATCTTTCATCTGAACTGCCTTATTTCTAATCTCATCATATCATGAACGAACAGAAGGGAAATTAATTCCTCCTTTTGGATCCCTAAATTTATCTAAGCCATTAGCTCTAAGTAGAGGGATAAAATAATCTTCTCTATTAAACTGCTCTTCTTTAACATCTCTTCAAGAATTTCATTTATACTTCTTCTTGTCGTAGGAATATTTATTTAATTCGTAAAGAGTATATTTGATAAAATCCCTTTGAGCTGGGGTTAAACTTGTAGAGGTTCATGGGTTTTTTAGGATATAATCATCATCTTCCAATTCATTATCACTATTTCTTCTAAATAAATTAAAGTAATTAGAAGAACTATCTCCAACAACTAGATGTCGTATTAATCCATAATCATTTCCTTTTTTGAGTTTGGCTACTTGTGCTCTATTTATTGCCTTATATTCAGAGAAGGTTTCTCTGATTTTTCCAAATGCAGCGTCCACAATAGTTCTAATTATCTGGACATTTTCACTAGGAATCAAGTCCATGGAAGCTCACATTGCTCCAGAATTCCACCCATACATTGAAATATCAGACTCACAAACCATCTCTCTATTCTGATAGATTGCTAAGGCTTTTTCAATTTGATCCATTAATGTAGTTTCTGGACAGATAACATTAATCTTTCCAGGATTCTCAAATAATGCTGGGAAACTATCTTTAAGCTGTTGTCTAATTACTTTTAATAGCTCTACCTTTGTAGAATCTATTAAATCAGAAGATGCAGTTTTTATTTTATCTAACCCCGATCTTTTTGTAAGAACTTCCTTTAAAAGATTAAACTTATCCCCATCTAAAAGATTACCCATTTTCGAAGGTTTGATATTTTCTCCTACCTGGGAAAGTTGCTTTGTAGAATCTATAAACTGATTAAACATGTACAGCACATTCACTAAGGGATCAACAAATCTATCTTTAGACAGATTATTATTAATTCCCAGGAATCTGGTTGCTATCTCCATGTTATTAATCATGTTAGCAGTAGTCATCATATATCCAACAGGGGCACCTAATTGTAGACATGCAATTGTTCCAAGTTTCTTACCACTTCCTTTTAATAGATCATTAGCAATTAGTAAAGATTTTACTATTTCTATATTACCAATAGTTTTTAAATTTCTATCTCCTACAACATTAGGAACATTTTCAAATAATTTGGCCTTCTTATTTGTAGAATCCCAAGGAATGTTTGGATTCAACGATAAACAATTTATAATGTCAATTCCAATAGGAGTTTCTATTAGAATCATATTATACTGTTTCGCAAGGTCTGAATTTATCACTTTTGCCCCAGAGCCCTTATACTTTAATAGAACTGCTGATAATTGGTTTATGATGTCTCCACTATTAGCTGCACTAGCAAATGAAGAAATGTCTTTATCACTTCTATTTAGGAATTCCCTTATATCACTAACTAAAGTTTCATATTGGTTATCAAATCTATTACCAGAACGTTCGACAATTTCCTGAGCAACTTTATCTATTACAGAATCCAAGTTTTCCTTAGAAATTCCTTTAATAGTCTTTCTCTCAAGTTTTGCTCCAGTTTCACTTCATATATTATATGATAGATTATACTTGCCTTTATATACAGAATTCTCAGCATTTTTTCTTAGCTGTGCCTTTATGTAATCAATATTAGCTTTTTTCTGACCTCTAGCTGATCCTTTTCCAAATAGAGATTCTATATTAGAAGCCATTACCTCTAATTGCTTTGGATTTACTTCCAATCTTTGAATAGCTCTAGAAAATATTGGATCTAAGTTTGCATTAATATTACTATCTGTCTTTACGCTAGTTGAAAAAGATTTTAGAATTCCATTAGTAGCAGTCTTATCTTTTCCCAAAGTAATATTATATATATCAAGACCACTATCATTTACAGGAAGTCCTAATTTTCCCAGTAGTCTCCAGTACATAGCTAACTGATATTTTGTTTTCAAAGTCTTTTCTGACGCCCATTCAGAAATATCATTCCTTGAAACTTTTAGATCAATTATATTAGGAACACCATTAACAACTAAAATTGCATCTAATTTACCTCTGATTTTTTTCTTTCCATTAACCTCAGAATCTAAATCAGCGGTTATACGTTGTTCCGCTAACCAGGATACAGTAGGAGATTCTCCTCTATCCCTATACGCTTTTGTATAGACATCTTCAATATCCTGCTTTGCTTTTACGACTCTTTTGTAGTAAGAATCGAAAATTTGTTCAAGAGAAGGAGAGGTTTCTGTGCCAGTAATTAAGTTTTGAATAACAGTAAGTGAGTCAGGCACCTCATCATAATCCTCTCCATATTTTACCCTGAAAGTATCTAGCAAATCTGTTATTGCATTCCAGACTTTAGTTTTACGAGTTGCTGTTTCTACAGGATTTTTAATAATCATTTCAAAAATCTTGTGGATAATCTCTCCTCGTAACATAGTATCTAAATTATTTCTATTCTCCTCCTGAGCGTCTAAATCAAATTGAGCTAGTGTTTCTTCATCAAGCGTAAATTCAGAATCTTTAATTTGCTCTTGAAAATGCTCAAATCACTCTTTAGCGGGTCTTAGTTTAGCATCTTCTCTCCATTCTGAAGGTAGGGTATTATCGAAATAAGTAGTTCTAATTAAGTCTATTGCATCAACGTTATTTTCAGCTTCCCCTTTAAACATAGCATAAGCTCTAGCTATAGAAGTCTGAATAAGTACGTTTAAATAGTTGTTAGTTATAAACTCAGGAAATAATCGCTTATACTCCTCCCCTTTCAAAACTCTTATATCAGCCAGAGCAGTACTAAGAGATATAGCATCACTTCTTTTGCCATACTCCTCAGTATCCCAATCGTTTAATTTGGTTTGAGTAAGTAGCTCTTTTGTAGCTTCCCAGGATATTTGATTTGCAGCTCTAATTACATTAACTGTGCCACTATGAGTATCCTGTACATTTACATATAATTCACTTTCTTTAGTAACAGGGTTTATCATTTCCTCTATTACTACATTTGTATCTTTTAGATACTCTCGAGCATCAGCTTCAGTATCAAATACTTTAAACTCTTCTTTTCCTTTAATTTTAACTATACATGCCATTATAACTCACAACTAATGATATATAAACCTTTATCTATTAACTCTTGAATAAAAGTATCTACTTGTTCTTCTGTTTTGCCATATTTTTCAAATAATTCTGCTCTATTTCTTTCAAGAGTATTTACAAAAATATCTCCGTTTGTGGAGTCCAATATATCAGAACTTAATTGGTCTATTGTAGACTGAACTTGTTCTGAAACTTCTAAATTTTCTTGATTGATAACAATATCTTTTAAAGTTCTTCAGAAAACTTTTGGGTTTGCCACTTCTGATGGTTTTTCAACAGCCACATCATTCAAATACATGTAGTAATTAAGTGCTAATTTAAGCTGCCTATAGGTGTCGGAGGTAGCTGTAACCTTTCTCCTCATTCCTATTTGTAATGTTGGAACTACATTTCCGTTAATAGTTGCTGTATTTACTTTAGCTAATTCCTCCTGGTCATAATTAAAAAATATAGTATCAAAATTAGTAACTCCAAATAAATCATGTAGGATTATTCTTAAATCAGATGTACTTAATATTTGATCCTCATTTTCCACTACTTTTAGTGTCAGCAACAAATCTTTTAGCTCTTTATTCCCTTTAGTAAATGTGATGGTATTTATTTTTTCAATGGGGTCCAATGTATAATCCCCATTTACAAACTCATCTCCTTGCTTAACATATATACCAGAAGAAGTACGTATTATACTCCCTTCTGGAAGAACAGAGGTTAATTCCTGCCCATTTACAAGAGTATTACTAAATATAGGTTCCTGATTGTTTCAATATCTTAATTTCTTTTTATCAGAACTTTTATTACTATAAAAATCTATAGTTTCTGTAGTATCTGAAGTAACTCCAAATCATTTTCTAAATAAATCTTCAGAATCTTTAGGATCCACCTTGATGTATTTCCCATTAACTATATTATACCAAGCTTTTCCAGCCAACAAATAAGATTTTCCTGAATCACTAAGAGTGAATGGAGTATATAGTTTATTTATTCTACTAATATCTAAAGTCTCTTCAGTTCCAGCATTCAGATTTAAAACTTTTATTGTGTTTTTCTCATCTCTTGACTGAACTATATAATCCATTCCTTTAGATTTAACCAAATACCCAACAACTTTTTTTGTATCTGTTTTTAGGATATCCTTAACCTCTTCTGTAGTCATATTTGCTGCAGATTCATAAGGAATGTATAGAGCAGCAACAAGTTCTGGAAGACGATTATTAGCTAGCCAAGTTAACTGTTTATAAATATCTTCTATTGAAGTATCCCCTTCTTTGGCGTATAATTTACTAATAATTTCAGAAACCCTTGAAGATCCCTCTTGCAATTCTAAATACGACTTATAAAGGATTTTAACTTTAGGTTCTTTATAAAAGAAGTTATTTCCTGTTAATAATAGAGCCCTTTGTTTAGTAAAGCCGTACCAATTTTTTGTATCCCCTCAACTTGGAATTACTAAAGCATTTCTTTGAAACTGATTAGCATCATATGACTCAAAATCATTTAGTGCCCAGTTTAATTCAGAATTTCCAACAAACTTATTTATAAACTCATCTTGAGATAGACTGGAGGTCAGTCCCCCAATATATAACTCTTGATTAGTCTTTTCATTAGATAGGGAATTCAATATAGTATCAAATAATGTGTACCTATCTACATTATCACCTTCAACTCAATATCCAACTGGAAGAGTTCCTCTGGTGATAAAGTTATAGATAAGTTCCCAATCTGAACCTTGTACAGACTCAGATTGGGGCTCATCATTCATTATTTTAAATATATTATCTCTAACTTTAATTTCAATACATGCCATACTAACATAATTTTATAGTTACAATACCTTTAGCAAAAGCACTTGATAATGCATTTCTATGTAATAATACTTGCATACCAAAGTTCTTAACAGATACAAATAAAGGTAAATATGTTGGATTCACAGCTCAAGATGGTCTTTTTGATCCCATAGAACCTATTAATGGATCGAATGAATCCTCATATATATCATACCCAGGAAGTTCTTTGTTTCTTCCAAAAATATCTTTTAAATCTGGAATTTTATTTACTTCCTCTAAATTTGCATATGTTGAAACTGCTTTATCATATTTATTAACGTATCTAACCCATTTTGAAACAATACTATCTGGGTCTTCGATATTAAGATTCCCATCTAAAAGCATTGTAATGGAATTTCCTCCTGCTGCATGCTTATTTACTAATAAATCATAGATATACATCCATTCATATATAGAATGTCCATTTATAGTATCATTCTGAATACCATAAAAATTATTTTTTATAATCTCTATAGTATCTTCATACTGTGGATCTGATAAATTAACTCTGGACCCAATAAATGTGATTCTTTCTCCAAATAATGGATTATGAATAGAATTAGCTATAAGATTAGAAGCAAAACTGTTATTAGGATATCGTCTCTTTAACTCTGGAATAATAACCCTTTCTATATAGGGTTTCAGAGAAATTAACCCATCAAATGTATCTGTAGACAACACTATTGGAGTATCCGTTACAACCTCCTCAACAGAATTATTATTGTTGATTCTTTTCCAATATCTATTAGATTCATATTCAAATGGTTCACTTATAAAGAAGTCGAATATCTTTCTATCATTAACTAGTCTAAGAAGAGATCTTAACACAGTGTCATCAACCTGATAATCTCTTGAAAGATCTTTATAAGCGATTGTGTATGTATTATCAATATCCTTAGATAGTAATTGCATATTACGCTTAAACTGAATTGGAACTGAAAACATCTCCCTATAATGAGGAACTGAATTAATAATATCTAATAAATTAAAATTAATCTTAGATTGATCATAAATGCCAATTCACTCTTTAGCATACACTGGATCATTTAAAAATTTCTCAAAAGAAAAAGATCTTTTAGTTACAGCCTTTATAGTATTCTCAATCTTTAATTGGAATAAAAGAGGTGAACCAAATTCAACCTGAATTCCTCCATTAATTCCAAGAAGTTGACCTAGGCTAGTTAATTCCTCTGCTCCTGCAAATAATTTTTCAAGAACTTTTATTTTGGCAGAAAATTCTGAATTGTTTACAGGCTTACCTAAATATTCCCCATATAAAGTTTTTACTCTTGCTAGAGTTTTCTTTGTAGAGAGAATTTTGCTGATTTTACTTATGGAAGTTTCCTTATTAAAAAGATCTCCTCTACTAATAGTTATTAAAACATTAATTAAAGGGTCAGTAAAAATGGCAGCTGCCTGATCTAAATTCACCCCTAAAGATAAGCAAAATTCGTAAGCTGGCAAAATCTCAGGAGTAGCATTTAGTAAGTCCATTTTCATTTCCTTAGCATTATCCGTAGATGAACTGATAACACTAGAATTTATAGTTGTAGGAATGAAATCCCCTATTTTAGAACCTATAGGAACTAATTGTAGTTTTTTTGGACTTTCTCCTATAAAGAAAGAATGAATTTCTTTATCCCCAATAGTTTCTGATACTGTTTTTACATAAATTCCATCATTAAGATGAAGAGCTTCAGTTCTCTCATCTGTAACCTTAGTATCTATTGTCTCCCAGCCCTCAAATAAATTATAGAGATATTCATAAGATGCCAAATTTAGAGTTTGCCCTGGATAACCAAAACTTACAATATTTTTACTACCTGCTCTTCAATCTGCTGGCAAAGGTATTTGAATATAATTGGCAACATTATCCCCAGCTTCCTGTTTTAAATTATAGTAATAAGTTAAAGCATAAAAAGCTTTTTGAGCTACTGCAGAGATACCAATATCTTTTTTACCAACAGATGTAGTTTGATTAACAAAAATATCAGTTAAAGGATTAAGGTGATTTCTTTTAGCTGCTTCAAGGTTTCTATCTTTAACAGTATCATTAACTGGGTCCATGGTAGTAGGATCAGTAGATGCCATTAATGTTCTTGGATCTCTATAAATTCCTTTAATCGATTCTAGAATATAATTTTGCATTGCTTGGATCTGATCTGAATTAGAATTCTCTAATCCAGAGCGTGCAACTAACTCATCCTTAATTATTGAAAATGCCCTCTCAACTCTTCTTCCAATTTCTTTAGGATCTAACCTTCCCCATGCTCTAATAGTGTCCTCATCAGCTGCTATATTTACTCTAGCTAAGTTATTTATGTCAAGCAAGTACTCTTTGTTTAACCTAATATCAGTTGTATCCAGATAACCAGATATTTTTGAAATTAAATTTGGAAGTTCCTCAAAAGTATTATTTAAAATAATATTTCCAAGTTCTACATTTATTTCTAATTCTTCATTAGATAGATTTATTCCCAAATCAGAGGTAGAGTCAATAATTGTTAATTCTCCCTCTTTCATTTCCTTATATATTCCATTTCTATCCAAAGCTGCCATTATAGCATATGCCTTATCAATGTCATAGTCACTACCCTCTAAGAATACATTCATATTCGGAACCATAGTAACATTGTTGCCCCAAGGTAGATACCCTACAGTTTTTATAACCATAGCAAATGCAAGTGCTTGTGCAGGAATACGAGACATTACAGCGTCATTAGACTTTAGCCATGAATCATATTGTTTTCTAGCTACCCTGTCAAATATCTGATCTACATTATCCGAATTAAGATTATATAAATGTTTTCTAGATAATGTACTGTCACTCCTATAAAAAACGAAAGGATTAGAATCTAAGATAGTATTAAGATCTTCCTCGTTAGTATAGATCATTTCTACTGTGATTTTGCCTTCAGTATATTTATATAACTTAGCATTATCAGGCCATTTGTATAGTTTATTTCCTAAAGCATCCAATCTGAAACCATCTTCATCTACAACTGGAATAGTTGATTTATATACACTAAGATCTAGCAATGAAGGATCTGTAATTACTGCAGTAGGTTTTCCATTAGAAGCATACATTAAGTAATTATATGGGACTACTATATTCTGAAATTTATCCTGAAGTTTTTCTTTAAAATAAGCTTCCTTCTTTTGTAAGATTTCAGATACATTCATTCCATCAATTCCAAAAGCATTTCTATAGTTATTAGTAGTTAATCGCTCTTCTTCCTTAATAACATATTCAAAGGTATCCATTGGGGTAACTCCTTCTGGAAGCTCTTTATTTATAATTTCAGTATTCTTTGAAACTATGGCATTAAGTACAACATCACTAAAATACTTTTGTAATGATTTCTTTAAATTAAATAATTCTTGGAAAGTGTAGGATTGTCCATTGTAATTAGTGGTATCATTTTTACCCATAGAGTCCAGGATATTAGAAATATCTGCAATTTGCTGCATGGTTTTAAAATGATACATACCAATAACCTCAGATCCATTAGTAATGAAAGCTTGTTTAGAACGTAAATTTCTAGGTAAATCAAGAGCTCTTACATAAGTAAATCCTTTAAGAATATTATCTCTTACAGCATTTAACTTATCCCAAGTATCAATAACTATTGGTTGACCACTTCTTGTTACAGGATTTACTAAGTAGTAGACATCTACAGGCATCACTTCATACGGAGATACTTTTTGGGCTTCTATGTAATCTTCTCTAATTGAAGATTTAGATTCATCTTCCCAAACTAAAGAACGTAAATAATCCTTGATGTTCATCTCTGAACCATCAGGAAGATATTTAATATCATCCTTAAAATAAGTAATTCCAGATTCATCTTCATATAACATACACATATTATGTGAAGGTACTAAAACGTCACCTCTACCTGACCATAATCTTGCTATGAACTTATTGAAATAAGAACCTACAGTAGTATGTAGTTTTCCAAGCATTTGGTGGTCACTATAAGGAGCTTTATATGGAGATGGTAATTTAGGGTTTAGATGCTGAATTTCTCTCATTAATTCATTAGCTAATCCCATAACATCCAATGTAGGGTCAGCAAAGATTCTTTCAATCTTTTTTCCAAATAAATTATCCAGTTTTTCTTGAGCTATACGTCTAGCATTTTCATCTACCATTGACATGGGATCTATAAAAGTTTTTTCCTTTAAAATAGAAACCATTTTACTAAGATTCTGATAGATGCGCTTAACTTTTTCTGGAACATAGTTATTCTCAGTAATAAATGATATTAACTGAGTAATCTCATGGATTTCTCCATCTTCTGCACTATGGTCAGGATCTAATTGAATACCAAAATTCTCAATATTCATTTTCACCGTATATCGCTTACTTAGATCCTTTTCAGCTACTCTAAGATCAACAACAGGTGTTTTTGCAGATTTTTGAGATGATGATGTTGGGAAATAATGAACAATAGCTTTTTTAGCATACTGATCAATATTGTTTTGAGAGTCTATACTATCAGTATTGTTAAGTCTGTTACCTAATCTATTCAATAATATAGTCATAGTGTCCATAGATTGCTCTCCATAAACCCCATTTTCATCACAGCTATACTCACCTCCCAAAATATCTTTCCATATAGAATATAGATTATTATTGGTAGATAATACATTAGTGACTCCAGTTACAGAATTGTACTTCTCATATTTTAGAGTATCGGAACTCTTGTCATAAGTAACATTAGAAATTAAATAAAGTACTCCATTTTCTTTTACAAAGATATCATCTAGCTCTGCAATTGTATTTCCATCATAATCAATAACTTCATTATCCTCATTGATGGAATATAAAGGATTTATTTTAACTCCTTCCAAAGATAATCTAACAAATATTAGAGGATCAATTCCTCCTACAACTGCAATATTATCATCGGAAAATTTTCTAAGTCATGCATTATCAATACTAAAGTCAGCTAATTTAGAAAGATACGCAAATCCTTTTTCAGGATCCAAAGAGTGCATCAGTAATTTTAAATCATTTCCTTTTGGCTTTACATCAGTTAATGATTGTTTAAGAAGATTATCACTAAATCTACATGAGAACATAGCACCATCAGCCACTTCTAGCGAAGTCCTAAACCCTTTTCCAGAAGATGCATTACCAGAATATGCAAACATTTCTGCAACATCATTTGCTATAGTCATAGTATTAATCTGATTAGATAATCCACTTAATACATTAGGCATACAAGAGTGCATAGTTGCAGTTAATGCAACCATACGTTTTACCATAGTTAAATGAGACCCAGAATCCATACTAATATAATCCTTACCCTTATTTTTATGAGATAGAGGCACTCCAACAGTATTAGCTAGAATATTTTCACTTAAAACATTTTTTATTAAGAAATAAGTATATAAAGGAGATTTCTTAGCACCCTCTGTTAAATTTCCATCAGTGGTTAGAAGATCTCTTACATTAATTGTAGTTTTATCATCTAACTTAATTGTAGGTAAAATTACAGATAATTGAGATAAGAACTCTTTATATATGGAATCAAAAGGTGCTTTTTGATTGAAAAGGTCAACAGAAGCCATCATATAAGGAGAAATCTTAGCTGTTCCTTTATTTAAAACATAATCATGGACCATTGCTATGTTTTTATTTGTTCCATATTGGTTATTGAACGCAAACAAAGCATCATTTATAGCATCTTCTCCAATGTTATTTTTCTGTAGATAAGCATTTATACTATTGGCTGCAGATATAAGATCTTCTAAAGAGTTCTCTTTAGCATTAGCCTTAATATCTATTGTAAGAGGAATATTGAAAAGTAATGCAAAATCTCTGATAGTATTTGTCAGATTTTGTGCATAGATATTTCTAAGCTCACTTAATACTTTAGATTCTATTTCAGAATTATTTTTTCCAAAATAGTTTTTAATAGCTGTTGAGCTAAATTCAAATAAAGGAATCCTAGGTTTATCTGAAGGAGTAATTGCCTGTATTCTTATAATAGAATCTGAGGAATTTTTCCAACTATTCCAAAAGTCTTCTATAAAAGCTAATTTAAAAGCTTCGGGATTACTTAAATTACCAACATCCTTAATTACTTCCTCTCCATTTATAGTAGTTCTTACAGTTGAACGGTAGATTGTTCTTAAAAATAAATTCTCTTCAGAATTCTTTTTATGCTTGAATAATATAGTTTGCTCAAATGGAGATACTGGGGCCTCTATTCCAGCTTTCTGATACTGTTGATTAACTTTCTCTTTTCTTAGTTTATTTCTATAAATCTGTTCCTGCACCGTTCCAGCAACACTTGATAATCCAATCATTGGGAGAGCTTTTCCTAAAACATTTTTAGAAGAGCCTTTAATTGAGTATGGATTATAAGCATTGATTTTGTTTAATACCACTAAGATTTTTCTAGCCCTTTTATCTTTGCCTTGATAATGCTGTAGGAAATCAGAAAAGTGTGTATCAACTGTTTGATTTTTAAAATCAACAATTTGTTGAATTGCTTCTTTAAATGCCCCAGCAGATGCCGCATCAATATCAACGGATTCTCCAAATATTTGTTGAGAGACACTACTTAAAGTATCTTCAGAAACATTTGCATCCAGGATATATTTACCACTATCAGTCCGAATAAAAATACCTTTGAATACTGGATTATCTAAGTCAAATAATCCAGAACTAACATAATCACTTAATTTTCCGTATGCAGTAGAATTCTCATCTATTGAAAGACTTAAAACATTAGCAGTTCCAGATAAATTATAGTCTATATATGTATTAGTTTTATATTTATCAAAGCTTTTTAAGAAAATATCCACAGGATTAAAACCTGTAAACTCTGTTAACTGTTTCTTGGAATTTTCATAAAAATCAGTGGCCTCTCCATCAGAATAAATCCATTTATCAAGAAAACTATGAAGAACATTCTGATAAAGCTCGGAATGAGCTCCAGTATTACTATATTTTCCTACTAAATAATCAATTAAAGAGTATGGATTTTCTAGATATCCTATATAGGCATCTTCAGGCATAGCATTAATTTCTTCAGAAATAGATGCAAAAAAAGTATTTCTATTTAAAGTTCTATTATTAAGCCTGTCTTCTACCTCTCCATCAGCATTAAACTTACATAATGGTGTTGCTTTTAGCATGATTTCAAGCATAGCGTTAAGCTCAGCTTCTTTATCATCAGTATCTTTCCAATCATTTCTAATATCATGCTTAACATTAAACTCATATAATCCAGAATCAGTATTATAATGAATTATGTCTTTAAACCAACTTTGAATAATAGTTGGCAGATGATTTATAATTAGGTAGTTAGCTAATAGATTTGGGCTCTTAAAATACTCTTCTTTTTTTAATTCTATAGTTAAGTAATTAACCAAAGGTGAAATAATATCATCCGTATAATTTGCGTATCTTTTTGTTGTCCTAATTAATGCCTTTAATGAATTATTTAATTCAGAATTACTTCTGACAAGATATCCTGGCCCGCTCAATATACGTTCTAATATAATATTTCTAACTAGTTTTTTAGTCTTATTGTAGGCTATTCCATTTAAAAGCCCATCATTGGAAAAGAAAGACATTAAGTTTTCTAAGGCATTAGGTCCAGCTGTATTAGTTTCTTCTGCAAATAATTCATTTAGTCTGTTTTGCACAAATGAAACCTCCAGTCCATTTTGTCTGGAGATTTCATTTGCAACAGAACTAATTATTTGCTCCTGCGAAAGTTCTGCTGAGATATTATTTCGTATTCCCTGCAGTATTTCTCGTTCACAAAAATTCATAATTAATTAACATATTTTAATAACATTGTTATCTTCTAATATTACTTCTATTTGATCTAAACTTTGTTGTTCTGCATTTGATAAGTTAGGAATTTCAAATTTAGAACGTTCTCCATTTAGAATTTCAAATAATTGTGTTAATGCCATATTTCCAGTTTCAGGGGAATTCTCCTGTAGAATTTCAATTATTAAATTTATATTCTCGAGGACTTTTGGTTTTAACGTTGGTTTTTTGATTTCTGAAGTTTTATTTTGTTCTTTATTGCTTTTGTTTAAAGCCACTAAGGATTTATAGGTAATTACCCTCTGTTCCTCTGCTGGAGAAGCTTCTATAGTAGGACTCTCTATTTTAGGACTTTCAACCGTAGAAGATTCAGTTTCTATTGTTTGTGAAATTTCCTTAAAATCATCAGCAGTAAAAGTATCTACAACATGAGCATAAATCTGAGCTGGCTGAATTACTTTTGAATTAATATGGAAACTTGCTGCTTCTTGAATAGATAAGCTATCACCTTTGGCATGGATTGATAGACCATTATCTTTTAAAAGCTTTGGGAATACATGACCACTAAATACTTCCAAGAATTTCTTGTTAGCATATTTAATTCCATTGGTCTTTTCTATGATCTTACTCCATCCAATTCCCATAGAATCAGTTACATAAATATCCCTTAGATAATTCATAAAGGCCTCACTCTGCAATAAGTTCTTATCATCAGTAATAAAATAATTATTACTAATTTTAAATTTATCTCCATATAAGGCAATTCTACTTAAATACTCTAAAAGGGTTTCCTCAGTTTGCTGTGCTCCAGTTCATACAGAGTACGCATTTACTAAGTCTTCTTTATATTTACTTCAATGCTTTCTAACATTTTCAGCATCCCTTTCATTAAAGTATCTTTCATTATTTCCTCATTTAGTCTTTGGGTCAGAGATAATGGAACTTAGTCGTATTAACAATAATCCTAATTGATGTCCAATAGCAAGGTTATAGGCCCCTCTATTACGGCTTGTTGCTAGAATAGTATTTGTTTGAAGACCATTAAGAGTATAATCAAAATCCTTCTCAGATTCAATTACTTCATTATCATAAGTTAATACAGAAACAGTCCACTGGGTTTTATTAGCTAATAATTCTGCAATTTTACTCTTCTTGTCCTCAGGATTCAGAGAGTTGTCTTTAAGAACTACTAATATGCTTTCAAGTTGTTTATTTCTCTCAAGTATCTGATTTAAGTATAAAGTAGACTTAGTTTTTAAGTCTGCAGAAATATTTTGAGAAGTATCCCCAATATTTAAAGATACAAAAGAACAAAATCTTCCCTCTAAATCTGGAACAGATCGTGCTTTCCATTGTTTCTTTGGATCCTCTGTATTTAGTTTACTTCTATCTAATGATAGTAATTCAGTTATTGGCCCAAATTCCTCTGGGCTACTGTATAATCCACTTTGAACAGCTAAACTTTCAAAACTACTATAATTATTCTTTAAATTAGATAGAGCTTCCAAAATTTGGTTAACAGGAACAATAGACTCATCTCCCTTTGCAAAATAAAAAGCAGCAGTGGTTGAAGCAAAGTTATATGCATCCGTTTTTGAAGTTTCAGATACATTAAACTTTCCACCTTGATAAACTATATTAATATATCCAGGATCGTTAGTTTCCCTATTCTGAATAGCAATAGGATTAATAGCCCTTGAAAAAGTAATCTTAGAAGGATCAATAGAATAGTATTTTGGTTCAATTCTACCATTAACTGAAGATTTCGCTAACTCCCCTATAACTGAAGCTGCTTTTGATAATGCTAATCCCCCAGTTGTAGAAGTTTCAGGATTTTGGAACATTCCTAAAGTAATATCTACAGGCGTCCCTTCCACATTTACACTATATACAATTCATGGATGAACTCCATTTAGATACTTATCGTCTCTGAATTTATTTCCAAGATTATATAAGTCTTCTGTTCTATTATATTGAACTTTAATCCTAAATTCTCCAGATTTCAAGTGTTCAGGTAGTAATTTTTCATACATTCCTTTATTACTATGATCTGTAAGAATTTGATATAAAAGATTTCTCACTTTATAATATTCACCGAAGTCTATCCCTAATTGTTTAACATAGTCAGCAGTGAATTCTACACTTGGAATAAATCCAGGAGTAGCTTGAGCAATAGAAGTATTGACAGCAACCTTAACTGTTGGAATGGTAACTTTAGGAGCATCTTTTGCTTCATATGGAGCTACATCAAGTATTTCCATTCCATCAAGGACTTTCATTTTGAAATCCTTAAATGTTGCTATAGCTTCCTGGGTCAATCCGTTTACAATAGGTCTAAATTCAGACTTATCATTATGCTGTTCAACACTAGCTCTCCATACTTCTCCTCTTCCTTTAAGATTATCAAGAACAATAGGCTTTAAAGAAACAATTCCGTGTCTATGTCTAGTAAATATAGTATATAAATCCTTTAACTTACTTAGAGTTTCTAAAGTTAACTGAACATTTTCTTTTCCATTTTGGAAACTATTATCCACAATATTTAAGTCATAATCTGAAATAGTATAATCCCATTCCGATCCTTGGATTTCTCCTACATTAGAAGCAAAAGTTATCCCTGGATATTTACTACCGAAATTATCTTTAGATAGTTCCTTAACATTATCAGATAATACTAAGACTCTAGTCTTAGGATCCAAGTTATGTGAAGTAAAGAATTTTTCAATATACTCTTGAGTTAAAAGGGCTTCATCAAACTTAATTCCTTCTAGTTCAGTATCAGATTCATAGTAAATGAAATCAGATAAGTTATCAGTTCTTAACTCCTGAGAACCATAGGAATTAGCTTCAAATAATTTCTCAAAGTTTAAATTATTTCTTCTAGAAATATCAGTACTAGCTCGTTTGGATTCAGCTAATTGTAGAGTAGCATTTGCATAAATATAATCTATATTGTCAATACTTCCATGCTGTTTAGTATCTCCAAAATATGCAATGTCTATATTATACTTTGAGCATAATTCATCTAAGCTAATTAAATCTGCAGATGAAATATTAGTTGCTTCATCAACTATAATAATGCTATTTTCATACTTGTTTCTAAAAGTATCTACATTAGAAGAATCATTTAGTAATTCAGAAATTAAAGTAAATTCCGAATTTTCTGGAAGAATTTCAGATAAATTTTTTACTTGCTCTGCATTGTTTGCTGCAAATATACAATTTTTTTCTGGATTAACCGCCTTCAGTATTGAGTAAATTGAAGGGATTATTGCAGAAGTTTTACCTGTTCCTCCAGAACATGTTGATTTAATTGCATTATAGATAACTTTTGGAGTTCCAGGAGTAGAATTTCAAGTTTTAGCTACAGTATCAATCCAAAGTTTTGCATCCTCTTTATCTGCTCTTAAAAAGAACTTTAACACATGAGTGATTACTTCTTCTTGAGAATCAAATGGACATTTAGAATCGTTGGCTTTAACATATTCCTTATAAGCCTTATTTACTAAATCAGTATTTCCATATGAAGAATTCATTAAGTAAATAAAGAAATCCTGGTCTGCAAATGGGATTTTGTTATCTGTAGATATAATTGAAGTATCTGTATATAACTCTGTGCCTGAAGTTTTTAAGTTATCAACAATCCAATTAATTAATTCCAACTTACTTTCTGTATCCAAGCTTTTATATAAGCTAGAAAAACGTCTTTCAAAGTCAGATAACTGATTTCTATAATCAACCCCAACACTAATAAAAGCATCATCTCCCTTTAAATCGGAGATATCAGATAACGTAACAGAATATCCTGCAAATAAAGTATCTTTAACAAACTCTGGGGCATTTTCCCAGTTCATCATGGACTGAATACTTTGCAGTTTTGCATGACTTAGAGCAATAGCTAACTGCTTCTCTTGATTGATTACAGCTCCTCTATTTACCTTGTCTAATTCAATAAACTCATCTAATGTTCTATTAAGTCTTGCAATTTTTTCATTAATAAGGCCAATAATATTAGGATCTAATTGAAGCATTTCAATGTTTAATCCCTTTTCCTTAAATGCTTTATTGAGGAAATTATTTGCTCCAAATGGAGTTCCCATTAATAATGTTCTATAATTAACATCTGCTCCCATAGAAACAGACTTAAGAATATTTAATGCAGATTTTATATCCTCTATGGTAGAAGATAATTCTCCATCTAAAGTGTATTGATTTCCTAACTCCTTAGACCTTGTAGTTTCTCTATTAATAAAATCGTTGATCTTGATTTGTTTTGGATTAATACTTTCTAAAATCCCATCAACAATATTATTAACTCCATTAGTATCAATAGTTGGTAAAGCCTCAATTGATAATTCCTGTCCTAAATTTTCTGTATTAGCTAAAGCTGAAAGTACTACTTGTCTAGCCTTATTAATAGCATCAATACTACTAAATCTATTTATGATTGTTCGTTCACTATCAGTAAGCTGTCTCCAAATACTTTCAAAATCAGAACTTCCTTGTGCCTTATCCCTTGCGGATTGAAATAATTCTACATAATGATCAAATATGTTATTTGTAATTATTTCTCCTTGATTTTCAATAGCTGATTTTAACTCTTCTGACATACTGTCAAAAGTTAAAGATGGAATAGCTGTATCTCCCCAAAAATCAGGCATTGCAGAAGTCAATCCTAAAAGTCTATATGCAATATTAATACTTTGTCCTAGAGATAATTTAAGATCAACAAGCTCTCCCTGTAATTGAGAAGCTACCTTTGTCATGTCTAGTAAAACATCCTCTCCAGTAATAGTATCTGTTGAAGAGAGTTGCTTAGGCCAAACCTTTCCATTTTTTACAGTACTTTGCAGTATAGCAGCATTATAATTTTGAAATTCTAAAGCTAGATTTTGGAATTTAGTTTGAATACTTGGATTAGAAGCAATGTTCTTATAAACATTCCAAGCAGACATATAATTAAGCTCAGTTTTTCCAGAACTATCATTATTAGAAATAATTTCATTTACTTTTTCTTGTAGAGTTCTTGGAAGATCATCATAATCCTTTGCATATAAATTTTGAGCCCATGCATTCTTTGAAGTAGGAGTAAGACTGTCTAATATTTCCTTATTAGTCTCTAACATTAAGCGACCAATATAACTATCATCTTTTCCTTGAACTAGATTTCTAACTTGATCGATTTTAAGATTTAATATTTCTTGAAGAGTCCCAATTTGTTTATCAAGATCTGCTTCTGATGAATCCTCCATATTAGCAACTTTCTGACTTCTTAAGCCTTCAAGATCAGCATATAATTGAGAGATTTCATTGGTTCTATTAATATAATCGTTAAATAGAGAATCTTGCAAACCTTTCGAATTTATTCAAGCAGCTCGTAAACCTCTAATTAATTCAATATTTCCAAACTGCTCATAATCAATTTTTAAGTTATTATTAGATAAGAAAGAATCAAGATCAATTATAGCTTTCTTTAAGGAACCAAAAAGAACACTATTTTGAGACTCCTCAGAATTTGCAGCGACCACAGAATCGTTGAACGCAGATAAATTAGAGCTAATTAAAGGAGTTTTTTGAAGTTTATCAATCTCAGAAAGAATTAAATCCTTTTTCCCTTGAGAAACATATGTTACTAATTCCTTGGAGATTTCACTATTGTTTCCTAGCATCTGCCTCCAATTTTTATATGCTGCTTTATCAAATATAAAACGATCACTTAATTTAAATATAGCTCCACCAAGAGCACCACCAAAGAAAGCTGTTCCATAACGTGACAAAGGATCACTAGCTAAATATGTATAATCATGGTCATATTCCTTACCTGTAAAAACGGATTTAAGATCATTCCATCCTTTACCTATTTGGAAAGCAATATCCTGTGCTCCTTCTTCAGCAACCTCCTCAAGGCCCTCATGTAATGCTCCTGCAGCAATTCCAAAACGGCCAGATTTTACATCATAGACATGATTTTTAAGAAATGTAGAAATACTATTACCCCACTTTTTAAAGAGATTTTTCTTAGCTTCTCCTGTTGCATTTTCAACTAATTCTTTAGACATTACTTTAGCATTATTTCTTAAGTAATTGTCTACTAATAGCTTTATATCCCTCTTTAACTCATAGTCAGGAGTATTATATAGCATACCTCTAAAATAGTCAGTTTGAAATAATGCTCCTATACCTATATAAGTTCCTAAAGAAATCATGGATGATGTTTGAGTATCAAATCCATAACTGCGTGCAAGGTTGTAAGTATCTTCAGTAGAAGTAGCTATTAAATAAGCACGGCTAATTGCTGTACTTACTTTAGTTGCATTATTGATAACTTTTTCTGCATTCCTATATATAGGACTAGCCTTAACTAAAGCATTCAATACTTCAGGATTACTTTTTAAGTATGCGATTCTTTTAGAATCTCCTGATAACAATGTTGTTAAAGTAGCTGTTTCTGCAGATTTTTCTGCTTTCTTTAGCATTCCCAATCTTTTTGGGATTTCAGCAATTAATCTTTGTTGTCTTAATTGCATAAATGAATCTACTGCTAGATCCATAATATTTTCAAAACTAAAGAAATGGTCTTGAGCATAATCGGAGGTAGACCTTCCAAATTTTCTCATATTATTATCCCACCTATTTAAAGTATCAAACTGTACATCTTCCGAAAAGAAAGAGGTAAAGGTCTTTAATATTTGGGGCATTACTCTAGTAAGATTTACTGCTGCTGAAGTATATGCAATAGTGGGACCTACATATGGAATTAATAAAGAACCTCCAATAACTGCAGCACGTAAAATTGTTCTTGGGATATTTGAATCAAGACTGTCAGAATCAAAGATGTCAATTTTGTTCCATGCACTATTATCATCTGTAAGAACCTCAGACCAAGTAACAAATTGCTTGTTTAAGTTTTCTTTATTTCCTGCCTTTTCAGCGTAGAAGTTACCAAATTCATCAGTTTTCCATTCTCCAGCTTTATGCAGAACTTTTTGCTTGGTCATTGGATCTATATGTTCCCCATCCTCATCCCATGTAGCATATACTAGGCCTTCTTCATTTAATAATCCAAATGCACCTAACTCATTTAATGTCTTTGAGGACCATGTATTCGTTTCTGGATCAAAATACTGATTAGTTTGTGCTGCTTCCCTATTACTAATAGTTGGGTCAGACCATTTATTCCATACCGTTAAACCTCTGGATTGCTTTAATGGATTTGGAGTAATTGAAGCAATAATATGTTGATCTTTTACTTTACCAAAGTTAGTAGTAAAATTGGAACTTGATTTTTCATAACTATCTAATACAAAGTTCTCAGAATCAATTGCACTTAAGTATTCAAACTCCTTTGATATCGCAGTATAAAATTTGTTGAAGGTATCCTCATCAAAATCTCCATTATCCTTTGTAAACCTTTCTTTAACCTTAGTTTTATTTTTATAAAACTCTGGAGTTTCCATTTTTGAATTTAATGGAGTAATTCCTTCAGTTAAAAGAAAAGCTGGGTCTTTGTCATCATTTAATAATCTTGACGCAAACCAATCATTTGTTTTCGCATTATTTTCCATATTCTAGTCTAAATCTCCAGCAGTTGTTCCCGCTAAATTTCTATTATATAAACCTGTTCCATAATCATATCCTCCTCCCAATCTAACTGCATCTTGTCTTGCTTTTATTACATCAGTGTTTGGTTTAGGCATGTATGCAGCACCTCCTGCGACTAATACCTCATTTTGATTATCTTGCATTGGGATAAATAACATACCCTGATAAGATTTTCCAAACCATCCTGCAGTTAAATCAACCTTAGATTTATTCTTATTATTTGGATTAAGATTATATGCACTTCCTAAATTTTCAATAACTGAATCATCTACAGGACTTAACATAGATGATGATTTTAAATCCTTATTCTTAAAGGAATTAGCAGCAGTTGAAGTGTAAGCGACTTGAGTTCAATATCTTCCAAGAGTTTCATTTACAGGAACTCCTACATCTAAAGCCTCATTATAAGTAAACCCATTGTCCTCCCAGATCTTTTTCTTAGCTTCAGTGTTAGTAATTCTACTTTTTATAATCTGATCTTGAATTTCACTCATTTGCTTCATCATACTAAGATCTAGTTCTCCATCCTGCTTAATTGGAAGATACATTACTGTTCCTCCACGGGTGTTATCAACAATTATGTCTTTTCCAGCAAATGCCATGTTATCTATAGGTAAATCTCCAATATAAGAAGTTCTTCTTGTATCAATAAGTCCTTTAGAAATTAAATTATTGAATGACTCATCCCCTAAAGTTACATTATCAATAGCAGTATTTTCTTTACCTTCAATAAAATTATAGTGTTTAGCTGGAACATTGAAACTAACGTTGCCCCCTGGCATTACTATATTCGTATTTCTGTATGATCCTCCATCTTTAGTTACAAAGTCTCCCCAAACTTCTTTTATTTGTGAACCTGCAGAATCACCGCTTCCAGAACCACTACCTTTAGTTGGATCTTTAATAGCATTAACTTTAATAGAAGTATCTGTATGTTCAAATAAAGCTTCTTTTAAAATACGTGTAACATCATTCACATCACTTGGATTTAAACCTTCTGCAGCTGTTGTAGCACGTAACACATTTTTTGCATTAGTGTTTAAGTTTTTATATAAATAAATTATTGCAGAATTGATATCTTGGGCGGCTTTTGAATCAGAAGTTTCTATTTCATAAAGTCCATCAGGGCCTAAACTCATCAATGCTTCCAATCCTCTTTGAACCTGACCTCCAGCCTTAACTGTGTATCCTTTTTGAGTACTTGTTCCAAACTTTTTAATTGCACCTATTATTTGTTCCATAATAGACTTCATCCCTATTGAATTTGATAAATCATGTAGAATTGATTCATCAAATTTTAACTCAGGATCCCTCTCTCTTAAATGTATTAGTTCTGCATTAGTTAAAACTTGATACTCTTCTGGATTCTTACTATAATCTGTTGGAGTAACCTTTTTTACCGATTCTCCGTCATATACATATAAATTCCCATCATTAGAAATAGCAACATCGGAACCAGTATTTTCTACTTTAATTCTATCTGTTGCATTTTTATATAGTGCATTATTATGTTGTAATCTATTTGCTAATGATCTGAGTCTGATTAATTGACTCATTGTGTTTGTTTTTTTCCCAGAGAAGATATTAGTTGAATCTTGCAAGAAAGATTGTGCTTGGCTTAGAAAATAATCAACATCAGTAGGAATTCCATTCTCTCCTAATACTTTAATGATCTCTTGTTCTATTAGTTTATCGTCTTTCTTTTCAGAAGAAGGAGAAGTCGCAGGTTCTCCCTGCGACTGTCCCATTACTTCTCTTGAAATTGGAGTATATGAAGCTCCATATTGATATTTTTGAATTTTCATTACGAAAGCATTTTTAATAATAATTTTATTAAATTATCATCCATTTTCTGAACAGCTTTTCTATAATCTTTTGCTTTATCTAAGATTGCCTGCTCATCAAAATTACGATATCGCTGAGTTTTAGTTATAGTTCCTCCTTTTTTCTTAATTACAGGAATTGTTCTATAAAAAGAAGGATTTCTATAGTAATTTCCTATTGTACTTTGAGGCATGTCAATAGTTCTACGTCTTCCAGTGAATCTACTACGACTATTCAAATAACTATTTAACTGAGATCTCATCATCATGTCATTTTGAAGATTTTGAATAGAACCAGAGTAATATTTCTCTAAGAATTTTTGACGTCCTGCTTCAGAGTCACCATAATCAGACTGCCAGTTTGGATTAGTAAGTTGCTCATTCTCCCAAGCCTTTCGAGCTTCTGCAGAATTAAATAACTCTAAATACGTTTTTAGAGCATTCTGTTGTAAAGCAATGTTATCTCTAACTGTAGTAGCTAATTGCTCATCCTGCTGATCTCTTACTAAATCCATTCTCTTTTGATCAATGAAAGGATTTATAATCTGGTTCCAAGCTGTAAATTGTTTAGCTGCTTTGTTTTGAGCTAACATATTTTCCATTTGGCCAAGAACTGCCTTATTGTAATCTGCTATTTGAGTGCGTTGATTAGCATATTCTCTTCTTGCAGCAAGGTCCTTATCATTAAATTCACTAATAATTTGAGATAATCTAATATCTCTTTCATTAGCCAATTGATCAGCTTGTTGATCCCTCATAAGCCTTTCAGCCATTACTTGATTAGGATCACTTGTGACAGTTTTAAACTGACGAATATCCTTTATTCTATCCCCATACATACGAGCAATTCCCATATCTGTATATGGAGCATAGATTTCTGTTGGCATAGATCTTAATTGCCCTTGAGCTGCTGCTCTGATTCCTCTTGCTAACTCACGTCTCTGACGAGCATTTGAGATTAATCCCCCTGCTAATGAACCTAAATCTAATAAATTTTTAGGATTAAACGAAAAGCCTCTTCCATCAGAAGCACTTCCAGTAGAAACTACGTTATTAGATGCAGTGTTATTAGAAGATTCAGGCTTTGATACCTCCTCTTTAAGACTGAAGGTACTAATATTTCTATATGGATTTTTTAAATCTAAATAGGCATTTTCTCTCTGAGTCCTATTATACTGAACATTAAGAGGGACTTGATTTTCTATTGGTTTGAACTGATTCCTTCCTAAGAAAAGTTGAGGAGATGAAGAAGTTTTAAACATCGTTTTTGGATCAATTCCTGTTATTTTCTCTGCCATTAATCTCTGTCATGCCTCTTTTTGTGCTTGCCATGGTGTGATTACTCCTGTTTCCCATGCTGATACTATAACAGGCTCTGCATTAAAAGAACCATAAGCTCCTTGATTATCCATAGATTTACCAAAGAATTTTGATCCACCTTGAGCTTTAAGAATTTTGCCCCCTTTTTTATATAACTTTTGAGGTTTATAAACTAGCCCTCCTCTATCAGGTAGTTCTTCCCATACTCCTGCAAATTTTGGAAGTAATAGTCTAGATTTTGGAGGGATAAATGTAGGAGTTTTAGTAAACACAGGAGAACGATAGAACCAGTCTCCTCCATGATTAGAATTCCAACGTAATTGTTCTGGTAACACCCAACCTTTACTCTGTACCTCTTTTGCAATATTAGGATTCTCCCCAATAAGTCTGCCTAGTGTTCTTAATTTAGATGTATTTCCATTAAGTTCAGATAATTTAAAATCTTTAGGTAAACTTCTGTTGGACATTCTTCATCTAAAATTCTTGCTGAAAGGATTATAACTTCCAGAAAAGGTATTAGAATTTATATCTTCTATTACACCTTTTGCCTTATTAGTCAGCTTTCCTAATTTCCCAGTAGATTCGGTCTCAGTTTTAGTAACTTTAGGAGCCTTGCCCTTATATTCTGTCATTAACCTACCTTGAACCTCATTCTTGATTCCCTTAATAGCAAATAATCCTGTGCTTAGAGATTTTCAATCATCTAAAGTTCCATTGCCAGAAGCAATATTAGTAACAGCTTTAGCAGCATTGTAAGCTCCTGCACTTAATAAAACAGGTTTAAGAAGCTTAGCTGATTTTTTAACTACCTTAGCTAGCTTTGCTGTTTTACCTGCAATCCCGATTCCAGGAAGAAGTGATACAGTATCTAACCCAAGACCAAGAAATAAATTGCCAACATCCCATACATCAAAGCCATCACGACTAACATCTGATCCAAATTGGGCTAACGTAGAGGCATATCCAAGTCCTCCAGCAATAGGGTTTCCTCCAGTAGGAATTGCCGCAATTAGAGAAGCAACATCACCAGCAATACTAGCAATCTGTAATTTATCAGCTTTAGTTAAATCTCCACTGGCAACTTCAGCATTACTAGCAGCCTTTGAGGAATCTCCAACTTTATTTGCCTTTATAGAACTATCAATGTTCTTGTTTTCTACCTTTCCATAGTTAATTCTACCTCCAGATTGGTGTTTAGGAATAAAGATATTCTGAGGAGTTCTGTTCCATGGCTGACCATTTACTTCTGGAGTTTTAGTTGTATATGCTCTTCTAATTAATGAAGATATTCCTCCAAATAATGAGAAATAATCAATTGCTTTGCCCCATCCAGTTTGACCTCTATAGTTTGGTCTATTAGATTGCAACTCATCAACCAAATCTCTATTAAGTGATCCTCCAAAGACATTATTAAATAACTGTGCATTTTCTGGTATCAATCCTTGAGAAACTAATTCATCAACTTCTTGAGGAGCTAGCTTATAAGGTTGATTCATTCCTTCTTTAAAGAACCAAACATCTTTATTGTCATATGGATTCCTATATAAAGTAATTGAATTTCCATCATTATCTGATACAACAGATTCATAATATCCAGGAGCTCTTTCAGAATATTCTTTGATATAGTTTTGAATAGGTTCATAATTAGAACTTATTCCAGACAAAGGATCCAATTTAGTAGTTTCTCCAGTTTTAGTATTATATTGGATTCTATTAATCCCTTCTGGAGTTACAAACCCATGAATATCTCTGGCAGAATCCTTATTATAATATTCAAATATTAAATTGTCGGGATCTTCTGGATTTCTTACAGTTCTAAATCTTATGTTAGATTTATCATCACGTAATCCAGGGATAAAGAACTTAGAGGAATCATAAGTTGTAAAAGGATCTGAACTATTACCCCAAACACCTATATTTTCAGTTCCATAATTATTATTTGTATTGTTATATCTCCATGCTGCCAAATTCTTATAGAATACAGAATTAGTGTCTTCAGCAACAGATTTAGGAACTAATCTATTATTATACCAAAACCATCCTTTTAAAGGTTCATATTCATGGTGAGAGTCTAACCAGTTATCATTAATGTAAAGATTTCCAGAACCAAATAAACTACTTGCATCAACACCTTCCCCTAAAGAATATGTACCATCAGCGTTCATTTTTAGATTCAGATCTTTAAGATATGTATTCTTAGGATCTAATTCTGCTTTTGTATATGCTTCTTCAATAACAGCATCTTCAGATTTTACTTTTGAAGTGTTAGTTTTATCAAGAATACCTAATTTAGATAATGTATTAATATCACTATCTGTAATACTTCCATCTTTAATTCTCTGATATAAACCATCCCAATCTGTGTATTCTTTAACGAACCTTGAATACACATCTTTAGTTTGATTATTATACCCTTTTCAGTCTACAATATTTTCTTCTTTTTCAAGATTTCTTAAAAAGTCTAATCTATCAAAAATGCTTGTATTATCAGTGTCAGTATTATATATTCTTCTCCCGTTATCATCAAGTACTAAGTTTCCATCCTTATCTCTTTTATATGAAAGAAATAATTTTCTAGAAACATCGACACTTTTATTTTTATTCGCTTGTGGAGTAACTTGGTTATAATTAAACTCACGTAAAGCGTTTGTTGCACTTTTAACTTGATTTACTCTTCCATTAAAAATACTATCTAATGCTTCTCCAGTTTTTGAGGTACGTCTTGCAGCACGTCTTCTTTGGCGGTCATTTATGTTGTCAAACGTTACATCTCCTCTTAACTCGTTAGTATTAGAATCATATGATAAATCGGCACCAGATCTAAGAGCATTAACAATAGCTCCATAATCAGCTCTAGCTCTATCATCTGTGATTGAACTACCGTGTGCCGTCATAGCCTGTAGAAAGTCGTCGTCAACTTGATATGTCACACCATCCTTAGTAAAGTTGCCGTATTTTTTTACAGCTCCTCCACCCTGGAGTTTTTGTATATTTACCTGTGCCATTTTATCAATGTATTATACTTAAAAAGGGAGATTGACTACTTACAATCTCCCTTCTATCTCTATTAATCATTAGTTAGATTTATTTCTTTTTAATGATATTTAAGTCTCCGCCTTTCTCTTTCTTTCCACATTTCTTACGTCCAGCGATTTTTCCGCCTTTCTTAAAGACGGGTTCTCCTTCTGGAGCTTGTCCTACTGGAGCTTGTCCGCCTCCCATAGCTTGCTGAATTAAGGCAACAAAGCCTTCACATACTTGCATAGCCATCTGGCAGTCCTGTCCCTGTAAAGCTTGCATAGCCATTTCTGCTAACATCTGAATAGGATCTTGCTCACTACCTGCAGGAGCACCAGCGGGAGCAGCTGTAGGAGCAGCTCCACCTTCTTGGAATTTCTTAATATAAGCCATATTACTTATTGTTATTTTATTAATATAATTTAGTTTTTACTCTTTATAAGACATATTGTCATATACTCTTTTTACTTCCCAAAATTACATATATTATTTAAATAATCCAAATAATTTAAATTTAATTTGGAGATTTTACATATTCTGGTTCACGGCTATCCTGTTTAGATAATATTCCAAACATGTATTTGCCCAACTTCTTATAGTCTGCGTCTTTTTTAGATTTACTAGCTTTCTTAGCTTTACGGATTAGTTCTCGTGTCTCTTTTCTACTAACAATGCGCTCTCCTCCAACTAAGTCCATTTGAGGTTTTCCATCAGATCCAAGAATATACATTTTATCAATATCCTCTTCACTAATATCCTCTTCATCATCCTCAAAATCTAAGTCATCTCCAATCTGAATACCAGAATTAGCATTAACTTCAAGTACATACTTAGTTCTCCCATCTTCTTCATCAGGAGTAGAGGTAATTAAGTCAGAACTGTGAGCTTTACCTAATACAACATTATAAACTTCATCATCTTGATCTATGAAGACTAGATCAATATCGAATTCCATTTCCTCTGTATTAAATACAACCTGACCCTGATCTTCAGGCATAACAAATAGCATACCTTCATCATCATCCATAGATTCTACATTAGAGAGACCTTGAGTTCTTTCCTCTTCTGTTTCTGCAATTAAGACTTTATATTTCTTATCTGCTATTTCAATTATTGTTTCTTTCATATATTATAATCCTGGTTTAAAGTCCTGGTAATTACGTTTTCAACTTTTATCATAAGGCCCTCTAAAGTAACCTTTATAAAATTTATCTGAGTAGTCAATATAAGTATTTAAAGTAAATGGTTTGCCTCCTAAAATTTTACCTATTTCATAATTAGATCATTTTGTAGGTAATATTCGGGATAATATTCTAGCTGTACTATTATTTTTATCTTTAAATGGCTGTAAGTCTCAAGTATTTCTCATATGGTATCTACCATATCTTTCAATTCCGTCAATTGCAGTAAAAGTATCATTTGCTTTAGATGAAACTATAGTTGAATAGTTTTTTAATTCTTGCGGTGATAAATACCTATAACGAAAATATGGATGTCTGTTAGGTAATAAGCTATTTCTTGATATATTCTTTAATGTACTATTACTTAATTTATTTATTCCAACATTTTGATCAACCCCTCCAAATGCCCCAGTTATAAAATCTCGTTTAATACCATCTTCAAATGACTTAATTTGAAAATCAGTAGGTAACTTTGGATTTTCTGGCTTCAATAAAGATTTTAAATAAGACATATTATAAGAAACAGATCCGTCATGATTAGGAATAAAAACAGGATACTTAGATTCTATACCAAGATATTTTCTTCATGCTTCATCCCTTCCTATTTTTGCAATGTGAATCTTAGATTCCTCAGTAGCATTTTTAGCGCTCACAAAATTACCTAATTCATCAGAGAGTGTATATTTTGGATTTAAATCTATTTTATTAAGAATAAAATCTTTAAATCATGGTAATATTTCCTTTTTATGAGCTGAAAATTTATAACTAGCTGGAGAAATATTATTATAAGTATAAATATTTCTATTTCCTACTCTAGTTATTAATCCTTTTCCAATACGTTTAGTAAGAGATGTACTTCCAATTACATCTAAAGTATCACCCATTCCTGATAAAATAGCATCTTTATAATTTCCTGCAACAAGTTCTCTTTTGGTCTTTTGTCATCCATTATCGCTAAAGAAATTTCTAGCTCCATCAACAGTTAATCCAATATCAATTCCAGTTTTGACCCACTTTGGTAATTGACTATATATTCAAGATACGCTTGGAGCTGCTAAAGCTCCTGCTCCAATTATTGCTGGAGCATACATAGCTGTATTTAATCCTTCATACCCTCTTCTCTGTCTAGCAGCATCCTCTCCTATCTTTCCTAACAATTCTCTAGCTTCTTCATTTCCACTATTTGCAGAAGATGTTAATGTAGAAATGTATTCTCTATATTTGTTAGGATTAGTTTCTTTTAAATCATTAATTCTTGTTTCTAAAGGTGTAGTTAGTTTTGGAGGAGTATACAGCTCTGGATTTCTATTAATATTATCCAGAGCTGTAACAACTTGTGATCTTATATCTAATGGCATATTACTCTATACTTTTAATTAAACCACTTCTATCATCTGTATTCTTTAGTAACTCAAAACAAATTAGTTTACCTGCTTCTATAGCTATATCCTCAGATGAATCATCTTGATATTGCTTATACAACCTTTCTAATTCATCAGTAAACTCTTTACGAAAGATAACTTCTTCTTTCTCAATTTCTGCTTGTTGAATTACTCCTCCTTCTCCTTGAGCAACAACAGGAATTCCTTTACGAGTGATTTGCCCTTCTAATTCAGGATTTACTTTTTCTAGATTATGTTTTCTAGCATGTAAGGCACCTTCTGGTATTAGATTCATTTTTCCTCCAAGTTGAAACTTCTGAGGATCTTCTGTAGGTTTAACTTTTCAGGAATTAATAAGACTTCTAGCCGTATCTAATTCTGGAAATTTCATTCCTTTTTTAGATAATAGTAATTGTGGAGTGTATCCAGCATATTTATTTTGATTTTGTGATAAATAAGTATCACCAGCACTATTAGATTTTCTAAGTTTACTTTCTAAACTAATATCAGTTATTAGATTATTAACTCTATTTTGCTCTCTAATAAACTTATTAGCTTTACCAGTTCCTAACATTCTCTTACCACTTAATGATTGAGCGGCATTAATATCTGCAACTGATCCTCCATAGGCATTTGTCATTTGATCAATTTCTGCAGATTTATAAGACTTCGCAGTTCTACCTCCAAACATACCCACAAGCATGGATACACCAGGAAGACTATTAATAAAACCTTGAGTGGCAGCTTTACCACCAATACCTGCTCTTTTTGCAGCATCCGCATCAATATTATCTAAATTTAGACCTGTTGCAGAACCAATTGCATCTACTACTCCAGAAGCAGCTCCGATAATAGCTCCAATAGGGCCCGCAGAGCTAATTGCACTGCGGATGCCCTCTCTTGTTGAAGCTTGTTCTTGAGTTAATCCTGAAGTAGATAATCCTCCAAGCACGGAACTTGCTGCCCCTAAACCTGCTTGTAATCCTCCAGACATTCCCATTTTATTACTAGTAAATGCAACATTATCTATACTCTTGGCATTTTTTTGAGCTGCTTTAGTAAATTCTTTAGATGGTCCTGGAGCCCTTAGTTTCATTTTATTCCTATCATCTAAGAGGCTTTTGGGAGCTTCAAAAGGGTGAAATCCTGTAGGTATAATTGAGTCTGATGACGCTTTTACTATTTTATTATGCATAGCTTAACCGTAATAATGATTGAATAGCATTAATTACTACTAGTTTCTCACCAGTATATTTAATCCTAATTTTAATCCATTTGTCTCTGATTCGTGTACTTTTTAATCCAGTAGAACTGTCAGTACCTACAATTCTATCTTTATAATATATAGGAGTAATTGTAGTAAACCATCGATCTTCTTTGTATTCAATATTACCAAGTCTTCTGCCATAAGTTTTTATATTTTTAATTGGCTGTTTAACTTTTAATATATACTGATTCAAAACATGGTCTTTCTCAATTTCTACCTGTTGCTTATCAAAAATTTGAGAGTATTTGCCGTCCTTTGCAGTTGCCTTTTCTAAATCTAATTTCTTCTTAGCATACCCTACACTATCAAAATTTCCATCAATATTCCAAAATTTATCTGAATTAGCATGCTCTGATTTATAAAGACCTGCCTTATTAAAATCATATACATCTCCAATAATTTCAAATTCCAAAGTTTCTGGTTCTACATTATTAGAAATCATAACAAGATTATCAAAGATCTTATGCACTCCAGCTGGAGTATTTACAACAAATTCAAACTCAAAAGGCTCTTGTTTATTGTACCATTTAGTTGGAAGTATATTATTAGTTTGATTTAAATCTAAATAATCTAATTCATCAAATATTCCAGCACGGCCATGTACATAAAACCCATTTTGTAGTAGTTTATCATACATTTGTGCATCTTTATCTGAAAGGTTCCTTCTATTTTTGACAATGACTATAGAATCGTAAAAAGAGTTTGCACTTATAGCTTTATTCTCATCTTCATCTGTTACTGTAATCTCAGATACTATTTTAACATCTATTTTAATATAGCAACGATTCCTAAAAATATCTTTATTTAATTGTAATACATTTGTTTGAGAGTTGTTACTTATTCCTTTAGCAACTCATGTATTATTGTCATTAACAATAACGCTATTAAATTCATCAGTGTCATTATGTTTAGTTCACTTCTCAAATACCTCCCTTGAGTCTTTAATGTATGAAGTCGTTATACTTCTTAATTGTAGTTTAAATTTATCAGAAAGGTTATAACCCATATATGATATGTCCCCTTCATAATCTAAGGTTTCATCATTTCATACATTTCCACATTCGGAGAAGTTTAATGGTTTTGAGTTTGGAATATTGTGGTTATTTATACGTAATCCTTTATTAGTATTTTGATTATTCCATAGTATGCCTAATAAACTAGCTCTATTTTGATCCAATGAATAAAATATATTATCTATATTTTCTGAATATAATGGTGTTCAAGAATATTTAGTAACTCAAGTTCCCATTCTTTCATTAAAACAAAGATTCCATATTCTATTTTTATTGTAGAATGTAAACATTACATCTCCCTTATAATTATTATAATGTGTTTTTACATTCCTTGCTGCTATTATTGGGTATTTATCTAATTCAGATAATTCTATACTATCATTTAAAAATCTTTGGACTTTTATATCTGATATTAATACAAAACCATCCTTTTCGTTAAAACGCCATATCTTTTTAGCATATGTATCAACCCCATAAATACCATTAGGTGTACGAATAATCGATTCTTGTCAAATACTGCCATAATCTGGAGATATTGGAGTAACCTGATTTTGTAGTACCCCAGCTCCATACATGTGGATTGCTTGTCCTGTATTAGTAGATATTAGAGCCTTTTCATTAATAGGAATAATTGCACATCCATGTTCAAATACACAGAATAGATTAACTCCTAAGGGAATTAATTTAACAATTGCCCCATATTGCCTTTCTATATCTTTGTAATCTAACCCTTGAAATATACGATATGCATTTTTAAAATCATCATCGATTTGCACATCACTAAACATAATTCTATTATCAAATATATCCTTTACGTATGGAACATCTGGAGCTGTAAAATATTTTTTAAATGGCAATGTAACACTATAGCCAGCATTTAAAAGCCACGATTCTTCTACTTTTCCTGACGGAGCAGTTAATAGGCCAGATAAAGGGTAAAAACTTCTTGGATTGCCCATTAGAGCCATCTCTTCAACATTCTGCCTATTTTCTGCTCTTAACCCTAAATTATAATTAGATAAACATTTATATGTTACCCATGTTCCAATTGGTACACTATTAATATCTGCTCTATTGATATCTTTTCATTCATCAGCTGTAGTTTCTTTATATCCTTTATATCCATCTTTTCAAGTATTAGGATTTACAATTATTTGATTTGTAGGAACTTCTGAATCTATAAAATTTGTATGTATTCTAATTGTTACAGTATTTGTGTAACAGTCTCCTCTATATATATCTGGAAATGTTATATATTTTTCATCTATAGTAGTTTCGAAATCATCTAATAATTCATATCTATTTGATATGCTCATAAAAGGAGATAGATCATTACCTCTAATTTCAAAATATTTATCAAAATATACTGAGGAATAATTACTAATTTTTATAGAATATATAGAGGAATCATTAAGTATACTTTGTGTTCCAATAAAAGGACAAAAAACCCCTCGGATTATATTTTTATAGTCTTTAGAATAATCTTTCTGCCCTATGAATCCAAATTGTTTAGTGTCTTCTGCTGATCCTACTCTTGTTGAAAATCCATATTTATTAACATATTTTAGTGGTATATCACTTAGAATGTATAATAAATTAGAGCTAACCCCTCCATAATTTTGCAAAGAGGTATTTAGTTCCTTATCATATTCACATACATAATGCCGTAAATCTGATTTTGATGCAGTTGTTTTATATCTTGATTTTAGTTCTAATATAAATTTACTATTATCAAATAATGATTGCATTTGCGAATTCACATTTGCATCTAAACAAAGTAACCCACTTGATTGACTTAAATTAGTAGTTCTTTTTCTATCTTTATAATTTGTTGTTAAAACCTTATCTTTAGATATAAAAGATTCAAATATGTAGTCTTTATTGTTCTCATATAACATTGGACAGTAACTATTTGGATCAATCCCAACAGTATATCCTTGAGCTAAGGTAATTGGAATTCTTTTTTGCCTTACAAAAAATAAACCCTTGATATTAAAATTACTTAACTCGTTTTTTACATCTATAGGTAATTTAAATTTAAGATAAATAGGATGTATTTCTTTGTTCTCTTCATCCTTAACATTACATATATTATAATCAGGCATTTTAAAAACACCCTTTGTATTTAATAAATATTCTGTTCCAACGAATGTTTCTTTTGGAAGATAGTTATATTCAGACTCAGAAAGTTTTAAATAATTATATAAATTAGTACTTTCTTCCTCAGGTTTTATTTGTCCTTTATATTCAAAATTTGGAGTATTTAAATTTTCAAATCTACATCCTCTTAGATTATATACAGGACTTAAAGAATCATCATTAAATATATATACAACTCCTAAACGATATATTTCATCAGGTCAATATCCTAATGAATAGTATATTTGTAATGGGTTGTAATACTCAGTTTGATCAGCATCATCATTTAACTTTTTCTTATAACTAGAATCAACATATCCAATACTATCCTCTTTTCTTCCGCAAGATACTTCTATATAATATGATAAGTTCTGTAGATTTTTATTATCTACTATAGTTTGTTGAACATTTCCAAAAAATAACATATTTTGTACTTGAGCTTGTGTTTTAACTGCAGTACAAACATTATATTTTATATTAAGCTCCTCTTGTTCTATTTCAGTTACTTCTTCGTATCCATTAAAACATATAGATAATGTTGAGGACTTAATTTTATATGGCTGATTTACAGAATAAGTTTTAGAAATTAATACTCCATTTAAATCACTTGTCTCGCGTTTATAATATAAATACGCATATGAAAAGCTAGTATCTATATTTTTTAAATTAAGTATCATTGCTTTATCAGTCCTTTCATCCACCAGTGTTCCAGATATAGATGAAATATCAGTCATTGTTCCATTAAAAATACTAATTAAGCCTGATTCTGCAACCACATCTGTTTTATTATAATCATTATCAGCTAATTTTAAATAGAAAGTATAGTTCCCACCTTCTAATTGTCCATAATATGTTACATTATATAGATCAATTTTTGGTATTTTATTTATGTTCCTAAACAATCTAGTTTGTGCATCAACTTTTTCTTCTTCGTATAAATTAGTTTGCATAAACTGATCTCTTGTTTTTATTTCATACCTGTTATTTTCGATTTTAGTAAATCTATTATTAATTATTCTTGGAGGATTTAAATCGTCGTTAATAATTAAATTTACAGTTCCATCATATGAAGGCTGGCATTGTATATCTACAGGATTATTTAAACTAGATTGTATTTTATCTGTTCTAAAAGGAATGATTTCGCCCTGAGCACTAACCATTGTTTGTAACGGTTGGTACTCATGAGCGATATCTCCCTTAGTTTGATATTTCAGAACATACAAATTTGTATTGTTTTCTGCCATAATTATTCATTGTCTTTAAATTTATCGCTAACATTAGTCCATAACTGTTCTTCATAGATTGGTAATTGGAAAGTAGACGTTGGCGGTAGATAATATCCATGATCTGTTTGTCCCTTATTATTTCCTCCTGATCCTATTTTTAAAGCATGTACAACATCTATATTATTTGCATATATAGAATAAAAACGAATACTATTAGATACCATTTTTTCAGCTCTAAATGATGATACGAAAGTATCATATGATGTTTTAACCTCTGCACGAATATTAATGTCTGATAATTCATCTAAATCATGAGCTACAGTATAAGGATTGATTGAATTTAATTTATCTGTTAGTTCTTGACGTTTAGAACTTAGATCTTTCATAGTATATAAAAAATTATCAATGTCTAACTTAATATCGTCAATATTAGTTTCTCTATCAATATTTGTATCAAAATCTTTATATTTGAAAGAACTTGTTAAATCACTAGAAATTATAAGATTGATATTTTTAAATTTACTTTTTTCAACACCGATTGTTGCAGATTTTACATTGTTAAATTTAACATTTTCCGTGCTACTAATAATAGGTAAATTATTAAGTAATAATGTATCTTTACTAACAGTGTTTTCTGTTATATTTTTTTCATTTCATTTTACATTGTTAAATTTTCATGTATAGTTACCAGTTGTTATTGTTTCTGATAGTTTTTCATCCGTTATAATATAATTTGGGGTCAGTAAATAATATCGTACAGTTGAAGAGCCTGTTGATGGTACATATGCAAAAATATGTACAGCAAATTGATTGGTTATTCCTAGTAATTGATTTTTTACCTCATCACTATTATATTTTCCTCCAATATCCATTTTTCCGCCATTCATAGGAACAATACATCACACCATATCTGTTGATATTTTAGTTCCAATTCTTATTCCCATAACTTGATCTGTATGATCAAAATATGCAGACATTCTTCATCATTGTTTACTACCTTTTGCATCAAACCAAATAAACATATATGGGCTTACTACAGTTTGGTCATTTGTTCACCAATTATAAAATCCATCTCTACTGCCACCACCATTAGGATCTGAAGTTTTCCAAGTATTATTTAATAAGCTTGGAGGATTATTACTAATACTAGATAATTTACGTCTTTCTAAATGATTTAATCTTGACCCGCCACTTGTATAATCATAAGTTTGTCATCCTCAATAATAATATGGACTTGAATCATTAATTTTCTTTTTTCTATCACTTCTTTTTGTACATTGACAATAATCATATATATATACTCGGTCTAAGTTTTTTTCTTCTCTTGCTTGTTGTATTAAATCAAGTTTATATCGTTTATATAAATCAATTGTATTTTCTAAATTTCTTTTATCAAATTTTAGTGAGTTTTTACTAGTTTTTACATCAAAAGAAAAATTTCAATCAATCTCGTTATTTCATATACCATCATTGTTTAAAACAGACACTTCATAATTTTTAACAGTAATAGTGTCAGAAGAATTTACTCCAATAGCAGGAAAAACTGATGAATCTAATAATGTATCCGTTTCAACACTATATGTATTTTGCCATAGTTCTCCGTTTGTTTCTTTCACTAACCTATAGATTCTATTTTTTACTCCAGTGTTACGATATATTGACATATTGTTTATAATGTCGTTTTTATCTTCTAATGTAACATCAGGTAAATCAACATAATTTTTTAATTGATTTATTCAAGTTGCTAAATCAATTGTTGAAAAATCCTTAACAGTATTATAAAACGGATTCATTAATTCACTAGTTATTAACATCCTATGTCAGCTTTGATATTGGGTTTTTGCTTTTCCGTCAATATATATTCTTAATTGTAATAGATATATCTCTTCTTTTTCAAGAACTTCTGTTAAAGGTTCTTTTTCATTATCAATAACATAGGTAGAATCTTTAAAGTTACAAGTGGTGATGTTTTGTCCTAAATAATTAATTTCATTTAGTTCCTGTGCTCATGCTAATTTTAGATTATAATTATCTCCAGTTCCCTTAGTAATCTTATATATTCTTAACTCTGTAAGTAAATTAGATACTGTTGCTAAAGGACTAGTAATAGTATAATTTAGTGTAACATCATCGTTAGATACAAGGTATTTATATGTATCAAATACTGCAATCTCAGTAATATCTTTAATATTATCTAAATCGATTATTAATGTAGTTTCAAAATTATCATATATAATATGTTTATTAGTTTCAGCATCCTGAATTAAAGGAATAGCTTCAACAAATACAGTTTTAGTTTTAGAATTAACTGGTATATTTAATTTAAAAAATTCTTCTTCTAAAGATGGGTCTATATCTTTGGTAAACAAAAACTTATTGATCGATGTATATTTAATATCTGATATATTACATATTAGTCCATGGTCAACTTTTGAAGCAAAATCGCTATCTTTTACAACTTTTTTTGTTTCTCCACTAAATATATAATTTTTATTACCTTTTTCATCAATATATCCTACTGCTATCCAAACTTTTAATTTCTCTAATAAACTACTATTGTCAAATAACATATCTGATGTTATAGCTTGAGCTGTAACAGAGTAATCTAAATTAATACTATTATTTTCTTTTGTAAATCCTGGTTGATTTAACTTTGTTAAGTATAAATTAAATTGATCAATTGTTGCTAATCTGAACTTATATGCCAACCATCCTGGTATTTCTCAGGTCACAGGCGAATAATCATCTCTGTCTGGGTTATCAAGTTCGTGTTTTTTAACTTGTTCATCTCTTAAAGGAAATAAGTTTTTTTCTTGACTAAGTACATAGAATTCAATAGTTTGATATACTTTATTTTGTTCTAATTGTAGATATAGATAATACTTATCTCCAGGATTTAGCATAAATGTTTCTTCAGTAGAATATAATTGAATTGCTTGTTGTTTTGATAACACAGTATATTTACTATATTCTTCAGCTAAATCAATATATTTTGCTTCTCTCTCATTATTATGTTCAGAATCAAATATAGTTTGAGGTGATGGATATGATCCAATTTCAGTTAACTTTTCTATTGGGTTATATGAAACTATATATATCACTCCAGCATATTCTTTTACACCGATTGGAATATAATTTGGGGTTAGAACCGTATTCTTCAACTGATAGTTTCCCATATCATTTTGCAGAATATATTCGTTACCATTATATGTAATAATAGTACCATTAATGCAGTCTGTTAAAATGTCATTAGGTGTTGTTAATGGATGTAAATCAGTATTCAAACCACCTGTAAAAGTATTTATTGCTTGTTGTTTAGTGTTATTTGCCATACTTAAATCATTTGTATATTTCCATTATCATCTCTATAAGCAAAATATCTTGCTCTTCGAGTGGTTCAATTTTCTTTGTAAAACATCCATCCTACATCTTCTGGATAGTCAACTATAAAGAAATATTTACGACCTCGATCAGCAAAAGCTTCTTCTTTTATTTTGTAAGCAAACATATAGGGGTAGTGAAAGACTTGTCGTCTAGTACCTCTATTTTTCTTCTGAGATTGATAATATTCAAATTCCTTTTCAGTCATTCCAAAATAGTAATGACCATCATAGATAGTTTTTTGTCGTCTATAAAGAAATCTCAACTTCTTCTTATACTTCACTCTTCAATAATGATAATGTGTAAAATCATCATTAAACAATTTACCAGTATACATAGTATAGTAGGATGTTATATTAATAGTATCCAAACCATTTCTGTGACAGGTATTAAACATTTTTAATCCATAATTTAATATTTGCTTTATCTCATGTTTACTCAAAGAAGGAAACTTCTCATTCACTTCATCAATATAGTCTGTATAGTATTTAATAATATCCATTAGAAGTAATTTTTTCCTGCATTCGTATTATCACTAATAATATCTTTTAGCTTCTTGTTAACATAGATGGGTTTTTCTTTCACTCCAGATTTAGTTTCAAAAGTGTAGAATATTTGATGTCCTCTAAATCCAGATAATACAAAATCAATGTCTCTAAATTTACCTTTTCTTCACATTTCTTTGAACTCATCTCCCTGGAATGTTTTCATAGAGATCTCAGAATCAAATCCAAATGTATCAGGTAATGCAAAAATAATATTATTATTTATAATATCCAATAGTACTAAATATAAACAATAATTAAGAACCTTAGCAGCTAATTCTTGCCTTGTATCTGCTTTATATTCTTTTAAGTATTGTTTTTTTGAAAGCTTTATTTTATCCTTCTTAAACTTTCTAAATAATTCAGTAGAAGTTATACAATGATTAGTAAAATATCGCATTTATAGAATTGGTTTAAATGATTTTCCATATTGTTTACGATCTCAACGAGTTTTCACATCGAGAATAGCATCCATATCATTTTGCGTAAATACATCTGGAATTCTAGCTGCGGTACAGGCTTTTAATCAATCTGCTTTAGCTACTTGTGCAAGTTGTACAAGATTCCCATCTTTTCTCATCAATGCTTGTTTATAAGTATCAGAGTATACAACATAAGCTGCTAAAGCTCGAACTTCTTTATCATTCAAAAGTGGCAACCCTTCTTCATCAGCAATAATTCCGTGATAAAGAATAATTACTTCTGAAAAATCCCTATCAAAAACAATTTCATCCCCTTCTTCTCGATATTTAATAAGTTTTCCTGATTCATATAAAGGGACTTTATCTCATTTTCAAGCTTCAATATATCTTTCAACGTATTGGTTGTACACTTGTGGATAAGTGGTTTGATTAGATGTCATCTGAGCATCCATATAAGGAATTGTAATCGATTCTATTTCCACTAAATTACAAGGTAGTTTAATACGTTTATTTATTGTATTGGTAACGTATCTATATAATTTTGTGTGTCTATTCCCTATTAATTCCCATCCTAACATTGCAACATCCTCAAAGTTGGTAGGATCTACAGTAATCCCATAAACAATACTTGCCATGGAATATACAGAATTAAAATTATGTAATTTCATTATAATGGGGCTTGCGTATTAGGTTGAGGAGGTAACATAGCAGTTCTGTAATACCTCATCTTTTTTTCAGTAAGTCTGTGAATAATATCATTAGAGATAATTCCACATTCTGTTATAGTTTCAGGGTCATTACAACAATCAAATTCTAATAATTTTCTTGGATCTAAAAAAATTGCAATTACCGAGATATATTTTACAAAAGGCACATTAAAGATATATCCATCGATATTCCCATTAGCATTTATTGTAGGATCTATGTAAACAAATGGTTTATCTGCCCCTCTTTTTCTATAAAAATGGAATTTATAACTTACATCAGTATAAACGCTATATTGTTCTTGTCTGTCTATACTTCCTACAAATTGAATTGTAGAAACTCCATTCATAAGAAGAATAGGAGGAATTTCAAAGTGCAAAGCTTTCTTTCCAACTGGAAGATCACAACACTTTGACATAAAATCACAATTAACTTCAACACAATTTACTGCATTATAAAGTTCTTGTAAAGTCATAACTCCTTTTAAAAGATATTCTTTTGCAATATTATTTCTTTCTGCAACAACCTCATCAGTTAATTGTTCTAATGACATCGCTGGATTACTTACAGTTCCTTTTAGGCCGTCATAAACGTTGTTTCATACGGCACTAGCTATGGCTTCTATTGTCATAATTAAAAAGAAAAAGCAGAACAGGAATTAGTCCTGTCCTGCTCAGTATTAATAATCTTTATACTGTTACCTTGATAGGCTTTGAAACAGATACATTGCCAACTGTAGCCGTTACTGTACCTGCATCTCCTTTAGAGGGGCTTGTACATTTTACAGTTGTCTCAGCACCTTTAGAAGGATCTACTGAATAACCAGAACCTTGAGTCATATTAATGGACCACTCAAATTCTGCATTGCCCTCTTTTTGCTCAGAGAAGGTAGCTTTCAAACTAACTTGGTTTCCCATAATTTGATCTACGGTTACTGTAATCTCGTTTTCTTCTTTTCCTCCGTTAAGAATAACAATAGTTCCATTCATCGGAACAATCTCTCCAATCTTACTAATAGCCTCGTCAAATTTAGAAGCTAAAGAGTCCAGCACATAGAAGACATGATGAGTAACAGAAGTAAGTGCTTGTCCAACAGTACCTTGTCCAGATAGACCCTTACGAGGAGAAACGTAGTCAAAAGTATATTGTACATAGGTAGCTCCACGAATTGGTTTCTCATCATCATTTACACTAGCATAGCGTAAATTTGGATATGTTGGGAAACGTAAATTTTCTGTTAACCATTCACCCGTTGCAAAAGGAGCAACATTTTTTGTAATATTTACTGCTACATCAGTATCTACATATTCGCAGTCAGAGCAACCTTCATAGCATCCGCTTTCCACTACTTTTTGGATTTTTGCAGATTTAATAACCTGATATGGATCCGCGCACATTACCTGAACTTCTCCAGCTGTCTTCTTTCTAGAGACTGCATATTTATAATCAGAAGGAACATACTTCTTAAGTGCAGCTACTACAGTATCTGTTAAGGTTTCCAACTTTGAACTTTCAGGAACATCAAATTCAACCATAACAGGTTTATGGAATGCTGACCACGGATATTTATAATCACTATAGTAACGATTTTCCAGACTAATATCTATGATAATTCTGTACTGCCCTGGAACTGAATTGATGCTGTTTAAATTAAACTCAACTTGTGCAACCTTTCCTTTAGTACCAAAAGTTTTATAGATTTTTCCATCTTTAACAACAGACTTTACATAATCAGCACAGCGAAGAACTCTAAACGTATCTTCTTTTGGCTTATAACTTAGTCCAAGTTCTGCAGCATTACTAGAAGTTAATGCATAAAAGCGTTTAAAAGGATTGCCAGCAACATCGATGCCCTCCTCCGTAGGAAGAGTATCTGAGTTGATTATTACCTCTTTAAAAAAATCAAACATACTTGTGTATTTATTTAAAATTAATACTATTAATTCCTAGATTGTGCTTCAGGAATGGTCTGATTAAGTGGAATATTTGTTTGTAATCGAGGATCACTTGCATTTTCCATAATTAATCTAACAAAAATATTCAAGATTTCGTAGCATACATAATCTGGGAATTCTAAAATTTGGGATACGTCAGCACCTGGATCATCAATTTCGGCCTGACTCAATCTAATGTACATAGGAGCTTTAATATATTCAATATATACTTCAGATGGAGTATATAAAGTATCATCTCCGAATCTTAATTCCAGTCGTACATTAGAGGGATTTGCTATACGCTCACCTTTTTTGGCTTCAGAATCTCTTAAAGATTCTATATCTGCTATATAATTTAATATAGAATCATCTTGTTCCTTATTGGTAACTATTTCATTACTTGTATTAATAGTATTTAAATAGTAATAAGGCCTCTTATATGAAGGTTTTTGGTAGTAATTATTAATTACCCCTCCATACATGTCTGCAGTAAGTCGTTTAGCAGTAAAATAAACTTTGGTTCCTACCTCACTATCACAATGAGTTTTCTTATTAGGATTTTCGGTTCTTGCAAAGCCTACAATACAATTAAGCATATGCATATAGTCTTTTGGAAGATCTACATAATAAGTTGATGATAAAATCCCATAGTTTATTTTGCTTTGAATAGATACCAAATTATCAGCACTTTTTAACTTTTTAATATCTTCGTCTTTAAACAACGCTGTGGCTTTTAGAACTCTTAAATCGTCAGTAGATTGCTGATTAATATCATATCTATTATATGTTAAATTTATGTATTGTTGAACCGCTTTATTTAAAAAATAAACATAGTCTTCAGTTAAGAGACTTGGCGCTTCTAACTTATTAAGTTCTATCAAACCATATTCATATAAATCTCTAGCGGTCATAATATTCTAATTTATTATTTCTTTTTAGACTCTCTGGGCTTCGTTTCGAGATCATCTGTTTTCATGTCCCCAAAAACCTCGTAAACAATTGAATCATAAATAGCCTTATTCTTTGGATCTTTTAAGAATAAAATTGCGGCTTCATCAGTAACTCCAAGAGCTGTATCGGAATACATTAAAACACCGCTTTGTGTTCTAATAATATTTTTTTGTTTGCCATCAATTAGCAATAATTTCAAAGCCTGATCTGCACTGGTATAAATATCAATAATGAGATTTGGGTCTTTCTCTGCTTTTTGATATAGATAATCCTGAATGTCAGTATCAGGAGCATTTCTCATTGATTTTCCTAGAAGTTTACAAATAACCTTTCTGTGTTCTGAGGTATCTTGTTCAATAAATGTGTAAGCCTTTGTTACTAACTTAATGCGGGATACACGTTTCTTGGATTCAACTCCAGGACGTTCAACATATAATTCTGCTAATCCATAACGTCTAATGTCTCCATCGATAAGAAGATTGCCATGTTCATCTTTTGCACCTCTTTCTGGAGCAATTAAATGAGAATCTTTAATGCACTCCCAGATATTTTTTTGATATTGATTACTTAAATCAAATGTCGTTCCATCAGTTACAATAATTTCGAGATCCTCTGGGATAAAAAAGTCTCTTTGATCACTATTTAATTCTTGTTCACTCAAAATCATTTCTGTATCACGACCATCTGCACTTACCCTAACCCTCTTTACAAAAGGAGGATATGTTCCATTTTTTCCTCTCATTGGGTTAAAGTAGTATGTTTTTACTTTTCCATATACACTTCTAAGTGTTATAATATTACTGGGGTCATTATTATTCATATTATTCATATTTTGTCTTATTCAAATTTATCTATACATCATACAATCTATTTAATGGTGATAAGATTCCCCTATTACAAGGGGAATCTTTCACACATTTCTTTTTAGTTCTCTGACATCAGGATGAACGATCTGTAAGGATTGAATACGCCTACTCCAGCATATCCCCAGTTGATAAGTTTAGCTCCTGCAACAGGAGTTGAAACCTCTCCACCTGACTTACCATCGCGTCCACCAGGACCAGTTAACCAGTTATGAACAATCTGCAGACCTTTGAATGTGAACATAGAAAGTGCAGGACGTCCAGTTTTTCCGTCAGCTGTTAAGTCAAGGAAGATACCAAATCTACGAGGAGATGGGAACTCAATATCAAAGGAACGGTCAATCTTGAATGCAATAGTGTTACCTGCAAATTCATATGCATTGTAGGTTGCACCAAGATTAATATAACCATTAGTAGCCTTTGAATAAATGAAAGCTCCGTTAGTCTTATAGTCACGAATCCAATTTGACATTACTCTTTGAACATCATTCCACATTGCAGTATTGCAAATGAAGATGTACTGATTTCCAGTAGGCTTCTCTGACTTAGCAACCATTGCCTGCAGAGCAGTCTCAAAGACACGCATATTCAGTTTTGTAAAGATATATTTACCTGCAAAACGCTCAATTTGAGGAATAATACCATCACCAGAGATAATAGGCTGACCAGTTTCTGGATCAAAAATCTTAGCTTTGCCATACTTATCTACGTTAGTTTTACCCCAAAGTAATGAATTGTTACGAGCTAACATGAAAGTATCCAAACAATCCTTAGCAGCAGGATTCATCTTATATGTTACATCATCTTTTCCATCACCCTTACCAATTGTGATAAACTGATCTTCCATTGCAGCATATTTAGCTGAGTAGGAAACATCACAACGGTGCATTGAGATGAAAGTTCTATGTTTCTCAGTATTGCTCTGATATTTCGTATAACCTTCCTCATGCAGCTCAGGCTGATAGTTTGTTAAGAAACGAGTATTCATACCAGGCTGGCAAGCTGAGAGATCTAGCGTTGCAGAATAGTCAGAATCCTGAATCTTACAAATCAGCTCAAAGTCAGCATCGCTTCTGCGAACTGGACGGCTAAGAACGATTAATTGCTGACGTGAACCTTCGATAATAAACACGTCATTTTTTTGATAGTAGTTCTCAGGGAAGTGAACTACGATGTCTGTTCCCTGTGCACCATCGCCTTCTGGTACTGATAAGAAAGGAACACGCTTGATGAAATTCACATCAATATCCCACTCAACCATGAATGAGTTAATTGATTGAAATGCATTCTTACGATCTTTCTCCATCGTATAAATGTTCATCAGCGATTCTGTAAGGTAAGTTGCCGTATACTGATCATATAATGACGATACGATACCTAGTCTAGCAGGATTAGTGCCTAAGAACTTAGAAAAGTCTTCATACGTTCTTGTAGAAGCCATTTCAGGGCGTATGGTAGTAAAACCTGTAATTTTCATATACTAAATTATTTATTTTATTTATAATAGTTCGTCCCATTTGGAACTAAGAGAGGTTCCCTGTGATTGGGGTTTAGTTTCTTTTTTTATAGTAACATTAGATTTTGGTTTTGGAGGAGTTGCTTTGCGATTTTTCTTCAACTCTTCTTTCCAATAATTACTAATGTCAGAAATTGTATCTTTACCAAATAATCTATACCAAGCTAGCTCAACAATTACCTCAGGTTTTGATAAATCTTCAACAAATTTAGTTACACCTTCTGGAGTTTGCTTAAATACATAATCATAAATTAGATTTTTATCTTTCTCTTCAAGAATTAAACTATCACTCTTAGGATCTTTATAATCCAAAGAAATATAGTTAAAATCATTTAATGTATCTACAAACATATTTTGATATGCCTTCTGTTGCTCTTTTTCAGCCTCTTCTTGCTCCTTGATATGATTTTCTTCTTGTTCCTTATATTGTTTTCTAATTAAATCTACTTTCTTTTTAAAGAGATCTTCATTAGATTTAGCTACATCTAGTTCAATTCTTAATTCTTCCTCTGTCATTTCAGGGAATTTAGCTTTTTGATCTGCCAAATATAATTCCTCATCAGAATAACTATCAATGGTATAAGTTTCTTGGCTGCTGTTTTTAGCCTTATATTCATCAATAGCCTGTTGCTGATAATACGTAATTATATCTTGAAATGATGAATTCGTCTTACGAAGTAAATTGATAGTTCCAATTTCATCTTCTGAAAGACCTGGATCTGTTAAAGATTCAAGAATTGAAAGCTGCTCATCCTTACTTAGAGTTCCAAAATCAACCTCTTCAGTCTCTCCTGTTTCCTCGTTTTCATAAATGATAGTTTTTCCATCCCGAATTCCACGACTCTTTAAGAAGGATGAAAATGCATCCAAATCATCTTCTTCCCCTGTTTCTTCAGTTCCTTCTTCAGAAGATGAAGAATCTTCTTCCTCTTCCTCAGTAGAATTACCTGCTGGCTCAATAACTTCCTCCTGAGTTTCAGTATTTAAATCCTCAGTAGTCTCATCATCCAGCAAATTGTCAAATTGATTATGTTCAAATTGCATATTTCTTATTTTTCCTTATTAGTTATAGATTATCTATTCGCTGCAAATATAACTACATTTATTTAAATGTCCAAATAAAATATTAGAATATTTTTTATTTTATAATACAGGCTTCTGGAATTTGAACTCTACCATCTGCAGTAATAGTAATTTGTGTTTCTCCACTACCAATTGTTGCTGAACCATCCTCTTCAACTCTTATAGGTCCAAAACTGCAAAATGAAAGATGATTGTTAATATTATACATCTTATCCCTTCTCATATCACAACCTCCATCAGTTTCAATGGTAATCCATTTTTCATTTTTCTTATTAATGCCAATGAAAGATTGTTCTTTATTATAGAGCTTCAGATAATTTAAATTATCAGTATTAACTAATGCAATTCCAGGATTTACAAAGTAACAATTACCTTCTGATGTAAAACCATATCCACTTAGTGTTCCAAATATAGAATTTTCAATATTTGTAATGTTGCCAATTACGGATTGCCCTCCAACTGCTGGTAATAATACTGATCCTGTAATGGGAGTATAGTTTATACAACAAGTATCATACTCTTCACTATTAGGATCATATAAAACATCACAATCTTCACTGTTAGTAATGATAACTATTTTTTTTTCTGAAGATTTAGTTACTAATCCATATATTGTAGAAAATTCAGTTTCATATTTAACTTTTTCTCCAATTTTATAAGGATTATTTGATAATTCGATATTTCAAACCAATCCTTTAAAATTAGCTAATTCAGTTGTATAATTGTTTTTATCAAATCAATTATCATAAATTCCAATTTTTGCATTAGAACTTTCATCATATGGAGTATTAACTCATATAGTATCAACATTTTTTGGACGATAATAATATGATTTATAAGGTAGTGTTTCTGAATCATCTTCATAAAACATATCTTCAGTTACAGTTATTAATGATGTAAATGAAGAATTAGTACTAGTATCTAAAAGCATATTAACATAATATGAATAACTATCATCTTCATCATTTGTATAATGTTCTGATAATTTTTCATCATTAACTGCATTTATTATTAATTCAACAATAGAATCACCACCATTTTCTCAGTTTTCATTTCAGTTTACTTCTTCTTTTAGCATCTCATCTGATGAGATTATTTTAGACCCTTCACCTAAGTAAGTTTGTTTTTTAATATAATCTATCTCAATATTTGTACTATCATTAGAATCTTCTTCCTCCGAATTTTCGTCTGAGATTATTGTTAAGTTTTTTACAGTTATATTATCAATAACTAAACTGCTAGTTTCAAAATCTAATAAAGTTTTTTGAGCTGTATCACTGATACTTTTATTAAAAAATGTAGTATTAGTAAAAGTTCAAGTTTCAGTTATAGTTTGAGGAAGATTAATAGTTATAAATACTTCAGACGAATTACCATTTAAATATTGCGCATTTAAGTTTTGCACTAAACTAGCATTCTTTATAGAAATAATGCCGTTTATTTCTAACTTATTATTTACAGTAAGGTCATTAAATACAGTATTTCCTGTACTACTAAAGTCAAACGGATATATTGTTCCATCTAAATACAGGTACATTGTATTTTCTGATGTAATGATAATGCTGTTCTTAGTTAAAGTATTAATAATCGTTTCTACCTCTGAATCAGTTTTAAGAAGTATTAAATCAGTTAAAACTTCATTTTCTTTTACTTTTTCTTCTGATTTTTCTGAATTATTATAATTTAAGGTGTAGTATCTATCTTTAACTTTAACAATAACTTTTCCTGCAGTACTTATAATTACATCGGACTTTCCATTTCCAAGATTTATTGAGTTTTTATATATTGGATCTGACATTAAAGTACTTTTATGTATTATAAAAAAGAAAGGAATGATATAAAAAATACCATTCCTTTCTATCTTCTGATTTCTAATGCGAGAGCATGTCTTTTAATTCATTTAGATCTTGTTGATTCAAAACCAAAGATTTATTAACCATTGGGATATCCATCTTTATTTTTCCTGCACCTATTTCAAGTTGCCCAAGTAATCCAGTTTCCACTTTAAATGGTTTAGTATTAATTATGTTATCTGACATTTCTGTTAAAATACCTTCAACATCAACTAATCCATCTTTATCTGAAATCTGTTTTAGCAAAGCTTCAACTTTGTACATGTTATTATCAATTACTCTAGATGCTAGAGGCTTCATTAAAGCCATCATAGGATTATTTTGCGATAATGAGGTTAATTTAACACTCACAAAGTTTCGCAAGTTATTCATTATAACGTCTACGTGTTGCGCCATTGCTTACAGAATTCTTCATAGGTTAGACTTGGGTTATCCTTAGAAAATTCGCGGAATTTATTAAAGATAGCCATCTCATTGTCAGTCTCTTGGACGATCTTATTCTTCAACTTCTTAACTACTGATAATTGCCTTTGTAATAACTCTTTACCTTCTTGCGTGCCTTCAATTTTAGCTTTAACTAAATTTAAAAGCTCTATTTGAACCATCTTTTGAAGTGATGTAGTGATTTCACTATATTCTTTATCTTCAAAAAATCGATTCTTTTGACTTTCAGTTAGAGCATTCATCTCATTATCAATAGAATCCCAAATAAGCTCCTTTGAAGCTGTTTTCTGTAATTGCATTAATTGAGATTCATAAGCTTTTACCCTTTGAAGTTGATCGGTAATGTCAGAAGCTAATAATGGATCTGGATTACCTAGGAAAACTTGATTCACAGGATACATCTTAAACTAAGATTTTAACTAGGCTGCAGGAGTTGCAGCATCAAAAAGAATGCTGTTAGAGAATCCTGAGCAAGGGCATAAAGGATTATACAGTGAACGCTGTACTGTATCGGTACCTACTTCAACAGCAGCTACACGAATAGGATAGAATGTATTATTTGCATAATTTACTATCTTATTATCAGCACACATTCTGCGCTCAGCCTCAAGTCCTACCATGCCAGCTACACCAGCAATCTCCATCTTAGTTACTTTACTTCTCCAAGGTTCTACAGCAGCTTGTACAGCAGCAGCAGTTTCAAGTTTTCCAATACGATCGGCTAATACGTCGAATTGGTCTCTCTGATTTTTGTACAGTCTGATACTATATCACTACAAAACGCATTCTCGAATCCCTTTTATGTATATATTCCTCAAAGAACTTGTTTTGCGTTATATGATATAACTTTAAAACTAAATATGTAGTAGAATAAACCTAATTTTGAATCAACTCTACAAAATCAAGAATATTATCTGTAATGACATGCTTCTGATCCATTATATTTATAACAGTTCGTAAGAACTCTGTCTCAGAATCATTAAATTCAACTTCAATGTCCTCCACATTTGGAGTTCACGAAATTTTTCCATCGGCTTCTTTTAAGTTAAGAGAAGTTATCTCCTCACTTGAGAAGTCTATTTTCTTACGGATGTTTCTAGCAGAAATCATCTCAAGAACACTTCCTTGTTCTGGAAGATTAGTTAAAATAGCTAATCTGGTTGCAACATTCATTTTCATAACCATTAAAAATTCATTTTTTCTATCTCTACAAAATTAGAGATTATATTTATAAAATCAAAATTTTAGTGCAAAAATATTAAAATTCTTGCACTAAAATTTTGAAATCTTATTAGCCATAAATAGCACCATTAACTAACACTAACCCAGTATTAATATAAGTTATACAATAACACTTATATCTACCTCCACTTAAATCGTCTAAACCCTTCATTTTTACGTAGTTACTTCCAAATGTTACTGTTGTTATAGTAGGAACTACAATAACTGCATCAGGATTACTTCTTGTTACATATACAGTACTTACTGAATATGATGAAGAAGAGCCATAGAATATACCCGCCTTACCTGGAGTATTTACACTAGCCAAAGACTTTGAAAAAATACTATCTAAATTAATAGTGGATGTTGATGACCCAGTATAGTTTGTAGTTGAACCTCCTGCTGTAATGTTTAATGCATGTGGATTAGGTAGAGCAGTAGGAATTTCAGGTAAATCTATACTTTTCCACATAATAGAGCCAGCTGTACTGCCAGCCATTAATACCTTTCCATTATTAGTTGTTCCAGTTGCAGGAACATGTAAATATCCATCTTTCTTATTATGATAAATACCTACATCACGACCTGTTATTCCTACACTTATACAATTATCTCCTCCAACTATATTTAAATTATTATTACTTGCACTGACAAGATAATTGTCTCCAGTCTCATCATTTACATAGAAATTATTAATAGCATCTGTAATACCATATCCTGCTAATGTAGTTGGCTTATCTGTAATGCTTGACCAAGATTGTGCAGGTACAGAAGTTAAATATCCCTGACTTGTAACCCAACTTTGAGTTGCATATTCACTTAAAGAAGGAATCTCACTTTTTAATGCAAGATTAGAAAGAGTTTGCCCTGAATTTTTAACAGATTTGGTACCTGCTCCAACTATAATATAATCTGTAGAAAGGTCTCCACTAGCCATTACATCTCCACCACCTGCAGAAGCTATTTTGTCATCTACTTCCTCCTTAGTGTAAACTTCATTAGTAGTATAATAGTTTCCTAAAGTTACATTTAAGTCAGCTGTTTTAACATAGCTACTTAGAGTATTGGTAATAACTTTATTTTGAACAGGATTTTTTGAGGTTGCACTTAAAGCAGAATCTATAACAACTCCTTCTGGAATATTGAAGTTTAAATCAGATTCATCTACTTTATCCTTAGAAGCTAAAGCTCCAAGAGTTGGAAAATCAGTTATCTGATTTACAGTATGTGTATGAGCAGAAGGAGTAAAAGTTGAAGGCTTATTAGCTATCTTATTCCACTCAGGTTCAAATTGGTTTACAAATTCTTTTGTAGCAAGATTAGTTAATAAGATTCCAGAATCTTTAATAGTTTTCCCAGCTCTACTTGAAGTAATTACTCTATCAGAAGTTGTAAAAGGTGCTTCTGCAATAACATCTCCAAATCCTGAATCAAATAATTTTTCATCAATTTCTGCCTTACTATAAACACTAGTACCTTTTGTAGCAATGACTTTATGTTTATTAATAGCATCCACTTCTATAGAAGTAATAACATTTCCAACTCCAGTCATTCCAGTTTCTACATTAGGAATTGTTGGAATATTGCTCTCAATATCATTTTTAATGTTATCAACCTCAGTTTTAGTGTATACTTCAGATTTTGAATATACCTGCTCTTTAGTATAGTAATTAGATAAATCTACTTCAGTATTTCCAATCTTTTCCCAAGTATTTTCAACATAAATGTATTCGTCATGAACATCAGGATTTTTCCCTACCTTCTTAACTAAATAAATAACATTTACTTCTCCAGTTGAAGGAAGCTTAGTAACAACTTCAATTCTCAGATTAGCTAAGTTGCCAATCATTGTTTTAAGTATATTGGAAAGAGCTTTATCTGTAGCTGTAGAATCTAAATTATCAATGATAGATTCTTTAATAGCATTAGGAATATTAACTGTTCTTATTTGAGAAATCTCATTAGTTAAATTAGTATTAACTTCAGAGATCTTATTAAGAAGCTCTTGATTTGATTCCTCAGATGATTGTTCTACCTTTTTAATTGCAGAATATACACCTCCAGAAGTAATTAAATTATCACTTCCTTCTGTGGGAGTATTTTCAATCGAACTGATAATTACAGGGATTCGTGATAATACTGTATTAAACTCCTCCTCTGATCCTGTATATCCAGCTAACTTAGCAGTTTCATATGCAGAACGTCCTTCTGTAGAATATAGAGGTTCCCACTTCTGTGTCTCCTCATTAAAATATTTTTTTGAATATGTTGTCATGTCTATAATATTTTAAGCATTAAGCATATACTGCACCGTTAACGGCAACCTTACCATTTGCCATATAACTCAAACGATAGATATAATAAGTTCCAGTTAAATTTCCAAGACCATTCATCTTAATTGCATCAGAAGTAGTAAAAGATATTTTTTTAGTACTTATAATAACAGCATCAGGGTTACTCTCAGAGAAATTATCTAAACTAACAACTGTTCTAGCTAACGTACTACTGTAACTATATCCAGCTTCTATTACAGTTAATGACTCAGGTCCAATAAAATTAGTAGTTATTTTTAAAGGTTTTAGTACAGTTATTGAAACTGCAGATGAGCCTGTGTATGATGTATCATTAATTTTTAATCTATGTGGATTAGGTAGAGCAGTAGGAATTTCTGGTATATCACTAGTATTAGCAGGAGTATATCCTAAAGCAGAAGTTACATTAGCTTTACTTAGTGAAATTGTTCCAGAAGATAGTGTAATATTACTTCCAACTTTAATACCTCCAAGTACTGAACTTGTAGCTGTAGGAAGAGTATATGTGGTAGGGATTGGTGCAAGCGTTCCATTTCCTAGGACCATCTGGGATGCAGTTCCACCAGCAGTTATGAACGATTTAGCTTGCACTGATGCATGATTTGCTGTATCAGTTTTACCTGTACCAGATAAGAAAACGAATTTAGTTACTGGAGTATTTACAGCACTAGAGATATCACTAGCTCTACAATTTATTAATATTCCTCCATTAGTTTTACACTCTTTATGAACAATATTCCATTCATTATTATAAGTGATATTATTACTCTTGATTCACGGTTGAGTAGCTAAGTTATTATTATTCCACTTTAAGTCATCCCCCATAGTACCTAATTTTCCGTACGAGGTCCCTTGTTGCATAAATTCTATAAACTGATATTTATTATCCCCATCAGTATTATCTAGTATTAATTTTGAATCAAATGATGATCTGAGTTTAAGCGTTCCAGTAACAGTCCCTCCAGATAATGGTAAATAATTATCTAATTGGGATGTATTAACTTTATTATCTAATGCGAACTCTAGTTTTCCTAGAGCAGCATTTAAACTATCACTTGTTACAATAGCACTTGTTGTAGTAGGTTTACTATATCCTGTTAATGTATTAATATTACTAGATGGATGATTATGTTGAGATGGAGGATAAACAGAAGGTTTTCCTGTAATACTTTTTCAAGTTTGTGCTGGAACTGAAGTTAAATATCCTGCATCATTAGTAAACTGACTTACTTTCGTAGGAGCATTAGTTACTCCAGACCAAGGCACACTTGTAGCAGCTCCTGCTGTATAAACAGAATAACCAGCTTCATTATCTAATTTTGTTGAATTAATAACAAAATACATTACTCCTGTATCACTTTGTTTAACAGTATCTCCTTCTTGTACGTCTGCTGTGGTTAATGCAAACCTTGCTGTTTGATTAGCCACAATAACAAGTCTTTCTAAGGCACCTTTAGGGAGTCTTTCAATATTAATTGTTCCAGAAGTGATTTTTGAAGCATCTAGTCCATTAGCTGTTTTTATACCTATAATATGCCCCTTTTCATCTTTAGTGATAGAGTTTATGATAGTTCCAGCTGTAATAGTTCCTCCTTCAGGAGTATAGTGATTAGCAGCACTAGTAACTTTACTGTCTGGAGTAATTATATTACCTTCTCCTAGGAGTGATTGATTATTAATTGTTTTAATTGATTCTCCACTAACAAGTTTATCTTGTTTAGATTGATCAGATGGATGTATATGATCTTCCTTAGCGTATCTATCTGATTTTCCTATTGCTGCAGAGCCATTTGATAATGGTAATGAATTTGCACCAAGTGGAATAGAAGAATCTTTAGCAAGGATTTTAGTAGTTCCTTCACCAAATAACTTACTTTCTGGATTATATAATAACTCCTGAATTGTTTCTTCAAATTGTAAACTTCATGAATTATTGTTAATAGACATTAATATACTAAAAACATCGTCACTTAGAGCAATAGCATCTCCTAATTTTCCTGTCTTAAACGCTACTTCTGCATAACTAGTATCAGATGTTAGTTTACTAATATCTCAAGTATTACTTGATTTATAAAAGTTACCATGAGTGTATATTTCTGAAGTTTCTTTTATAAATGTTGTATAATTATATAGGTCGTCTGCATGATCTACTAAATAATTATCAAATGCAGCCCTAGTTTTAAAATGTATAAATTTGTTTTTGATTGCCATAATAAACTAGTCTTTAAAATAAAAATAGGGAGGAAGTTTTAATGCTTTCTCCCTTATATAATTAGGCAAAATCAGCCCACTCCATTAAAGAATCAGCATAAGCTTTCGCATCAGTAAGAGCTTTGTTAGCTGATCCAGCGGCATCAAATGCAGTAGTGGCTACATATGCAGCTGAACTTAAACCTTTAACAGCTACATCTGTTCCATCAACTGCAATAGTTCCATTGGCTGAACCAGTAGCGATATTCTGAACTGCAGAATCAGCTTTTGCTCCTTGAGTAGCAGTTGCAAATGTATTAGACTCAACAAATGCAGCAGACTTAAGTCCAACAACAGCACCTTGTAGTTCGTTGTTATTCATAGTTAAATTAACTGCTCCATTTGTAGAAGCTGTAGCTTTTAGTGTAATAGCACCAGTTTTGCCACCAAATGATTGTACTCCACTAGCAACCGCAGTAGTAACTTTTTCATCAAGTGCATCGATTGCATCCTGTATACTTCCATCTTTATATGTGCCTTCACCTCCAACAAGAATATCACCACCTGTAAGTACTACATTAGCGGTAAGAGGTTTAGTGTTTACAGTTCTAGAAGTCGGAACTTTTGCATTAAGTGCACCTTGAAGACCTGTTACTTTAGAAATAGCTAAAGTAGGAATGTCAGTCTCAACTAGAGCTCTACGAGAAACTGTAATAATACCATCAGTTTCAGAAACTGCAGAAACTACTTGTCCATCAACTTCTGTATCAGCTTTATCTAGAGTTCCAATTTTTGTCTTAATTTCACTTGTAACAGTTGTTTTAGTTGCATAAGGACTCAAATCTACTACACCAGCAAGAGCATCCCAAGCTTCGCCATCATAAGCATAATTAGTACCAGCGGGTACATTACCATATGCATCAGTAACATTCCATACATCACCTTTTACTGCATTTTCTGGCAATTCTGCATATGTACAACTGCCCATATAACGGAAAGTAGAAGCTACTTTTGCATTAATTGCATTATCTACTTCAATCTTTGTATAAGTAGTAGCCTGAGGAGCTGCAGCTTTTGCAATACCTTTAACAGTTTGTAATTCGGAATTAGAAGCTTTAGCTGCTAAATCATTAGTAAGATTTTCCACTTTTGATTGAGCAATAGTACCAACTGCGAATGTAACCTCATTATTAGTTCCTGATTGCGTAATAGTAGTACCATCTGCCTTATAGAGAATTGCTTTAGGGATTTTTGCAATTTTCTCATCAGTATACAAATTAGCCGAACTAATTGCAGTTGCTTTTGCTTCATCTGTATATTTCTTTAAACCATAATAACTATATACAGTCGAAGCATCACTAGATACGCCAATATTTAGTTTCTTAGCTAACTCAGTAGTTACTGATGATACAGACGCTACATCTGATAGATTTAATGTTATATTTTCTCCACTTTCGTTTACGATGGTTAAAGTTTTAGCACTTTCATCTCAGCTTGCAGACTTAACACCATCTCCAAATTTATCAACTGCAGTAGCACTTGTAGCTATTTTAATCATTCCAGTTGATGTTTCAAAATAAATTCTACCAACTACAAGACCTGAAGCAGGAACTTTAGCAATTTTTTGAAAACTTAAACTTGTTTTCATTTATTTATAAAATATTTTTTAATTAAACTCACCCCCCAGCTTACAATGAGGGAAGAAAATTAATTACTCGGCTTCCACCCAACACATATCAAGTTTGCCATCTACAACTTGAATTGAAGAACCAGTAGAAACTAAGCTTGCAACATTAACTACTAAACCACGTGACGTACCAGTTCCTGTAATTGTAATCGTTTCGTCTGGACTAGTTAAAGAAGTAATACCGCCAGTTACAGCATTTTGAATACTGTCGCTCAACGCTTGCATACCTGCAACAATAGTCTGATCTGCTCCAATTTCAACACCACCTGTAATTGCAGTTCCAACCTTTACTGTAGTACCTTTAACTCCACTCAAGTCGACCTTGAGTCCGTTTGCAGATTTAGAAAGAGCAGCATCCGAGGCTGGATCAATCTTTACATCAATGGTATTCTCAGTAATTGAAATAGCATCCCCAAAATCTAATGTTGCAGTTGTATCGTCTGTATATGTAATTATAATTCCGTTAGCAGTCGAATTTAGCTGCACGTCAGAAACTTTCTTATCAGAATCTCCGCCATAGGTGATATTATTCATGATAATTTTATGCGTATCTGTTGTAAAGAAAATTCCATCAGTATGTGTTGTCGGATTATAAGCGGCACTAAGACCTCTATAAAATTTTACAACCTTGTTTGCCATTGCTTAAAATTTAATTAATAACATCATTTCACACCATAAGCCCTTCTAAATCCTGTTTTATAGTATCTACCTCAGCTTTTGTATAATAATTAGATAAATTTACAGTTATAGTTCCACTTCCTCATTTTTCCCAGAACATAGTATCCTCTCTTTTAACAACTATATACTCTTCATACAAGTCATTAACTCCAGTCTGAGAAGCAGGTACTAGCCAAATGATATTTTGCTTTTCTTTTGTAGGTTCCCCAAGAGCTTCAAGATTATCAACAATTTCAATTGAGAGTCTAGTTAAATTAGCAAAAGCTTCGGCAAATTTAGATTGATCTAAAGCAGTTCCTCCAGCTTCTTTATATGCATGATATACAGCATTTAAATGGTCGAAATCAGCTTTATTTTTGGTATCAACCCAAATCATTTGTTCAGCATTCTTGTAGGCTTCTTGAATGTCTGCATCATCTGAATGAGAATTTCTAAAAGTGACAGGATCTTCTGGACCAACATGCACAGCATGTTCTCCAGTAAATCCTCTAGGTATATAAAAATCCCAAATAGGATCTTTAATTGTACCTACATTTTCAATTTTAGGATCTTCCCCTGGTTGTAGCATTTCTACCTTACCAGCAGTAAGAGTAGCGGCTGCTTTGCCTTTAGTAATTATAGTTGATGGGATTCAGCGATCATATATGATATTTCCGTTCTCATCTTTAATTGGATTTCCATTTTCATCTGGTGTTCATGTATAATGCCCAGATGAAAGCGTTACCTTAAGATGAGCATCATCGGTAATATCTACATCATCAATACTGACTCCTCGTAGATAGTCCATATAACAAAGAACTGTCCATTGACTAGGTAGTTCTCCATCATACCCTCATTTAATTGTATCATCTGTAAAATCACGATACAATTTTAATCGTTTGCCTTCAGGGCCTTGAGCACCAGTAGCACCAGTGTCTCCTTTTTCTCCTTGAATTCCCTGAACTCCTTGTTGACCTCTTGGAATAGTAAATCTGAAAGCAGCTTCAGAAGCAGTGCCCACATTTACAATAGAAGCTTGTGAACCAGGATCTCCAGTAATAACAGAATCTACTCTGATAGTTGCTGCAGTCCCAGCAGGACCTCTATCACCTCGATCTCCCTTATCACCTTTATCACCTTTATTTCCTTTTTCTCCTTGAATTCCCTGAACTCCTCTATCACCTTTTTCTCCCTTGTCACCTTTCTCTCCCTGATCTCCTTTAAGTCCACGGATACCTTGGTCTCCTTTGTCGCCCTTGTCGCCCTTGTCGCCTTTACTTCCTGTATCGCCTTTATCACCTTTTTCTCCCTTCTCGCCTTTTACATACATAGGAGGAATGATTTCAGAAGGGTTTTCTTCTAAAACCCAGGTAATAAATCCAGTAGACTCATTGTACTCAGGTACGTACACCTGGCCATTTTCACCAGTTGCACCCGTAGCACCTGAAAATACAAATTCCCAAAAGGGTGAGTCTACACCAGTTGGCTTAGTAGAATCCTTAGGATCGTTATAAAGTAATTTTGGCTCAGATAGACTACTTGATAAGTGACTTTTATGACAAGCTAATAAAGTTCCTCTATAAGCTACAAAATCTTGAATATAACCATCATTATAATAGTTAATTCCTGGTGCCCATCCTTGGGCAAAGTTAAAAGATTTTCCTTTATAGAAGTCCCTTGAATTAGATACTCCATAGTATTCTCTTGAATTCTGAAGGTCAATATCTGGTTGTATATTAATTTTTTTCATATTTTATTATACTGTAGCAGTTTTTTTGAGTTATGGAAGTACTTTCTTTATTAGCATTCAGTTGGTATAAGCTAGGATTAAGAATACAATAAACACCCTTCATATGATACAAAATCAATGATATTTTCATCATTGAAATATCGTGTATTAAGATCTCATGTGGACATCTTAAAAGATGTTCCAGTATAAAAATCACGAGAGCTTCTTAATTTATAGTATTCATCTGAAAGCACTTTCTCCATAAAAGGATCTATGTTATACTTCTTCATAGTATTGCATTATTTTAATTATTTCATCACTAGAAGGGTTCCCATTCTCAATATAGTCAATAGCATTAACTAATTCATTCATTGCTGATAATGTTCTAGCATTAAACTCATAGCCAATATTTAGATTTAATAATTCATTTGAGAATAACCTATATAGTGTATTATATAGAATTTCCACAGCCGCAATCGTTATTAGAATTATTTAATAAATCTCCACATGATGAATCGCAAGAAGACATATTATCTAACACTCTCTGAGCTTCAGTAAGGTTTCCTATATCCTTTAAATAGTCAAAAACGTACATTGCACTTAAAAGAAAGTCCCTTCTATTTCTCAGAGTATTGTCTGTGTCGCATTTATCATAACTGCAATGTTTGCAGTTAATAAGTAATAATTGCCGCTGTAAATATACTAAACATTTTTGCAATTTACAAACACTGAATACCTTTTTTACAGGGCAATAAAAAGTTTGTGATGCGCTATTATTTTGGACAATTTTATACGCATCTATATAATTGTCAAGTACAGTACTATTTTTTATCACTTCCTCGTAGGAATGCTCATCATCATCTTCGAGATTGCATTTATACAAGGTCTTTCCATCAAAAAATAACTCATCGCTAAGATTATTATAAGTATCATCTCCAACTTTAAACCTTTCTAAAATAGGAATGACTAATTTATAATAACAATACGTGCCATCTTTGTCAAGAATAAATTCTGAAGAAAATCTTGAAAGTAATTGACCTCTCTTGACTACTTCTCTTCTCACCCTGATTGTCCTATCAATGGGAACTCCAGTTTCATTATAACTTAGGAAGTCTAACATGATAAAGTTTATCATGTCATCTCCTAAGCTATAATAATCACTGTTATCAATTGCAATTAACTTACAATCAGGTCTGACAATCGTCTGAATAATTAAGCGTTTATCCATTATTCAACTTGTTTTATTTTATCATTATAAGGATTATTGTCGAACATTTGTGCAACTTGAGCTTGCAATTGTTGTTTTTTAACCTCAATAGATTGATCCTGAAAATCTTTATCATTCTTAATCTTCTCATGGTCAAGGGCAACTCTCTGTTGTTCAATTTCAATCTTAGCTTGTTCCATTTGACTAGCTTGATTTTGTAATTGAGATAACTGAGACTGCAGTTCTTTATTTTGTTTCAATAGCTCTTGTGCTTGTTGTTCTGTTTGTTGTAACTGCTGTTGAAGTTGCTGAACAATAGATTCTTCTTCTTTCTTCATCTTCATTGACTGCTCAACATAACGTTTAAGTTCAGTCATATTTTTGGCAGCTACAATATTAACAATCATTTCAGGGTCAGAATAACCAGCTTTAACTAATTCTGTACTTAATGCTTTTATAGTTTCTCTGTCCTTAAATGTTGCTGTACTATCCTCAATATGAACATCAAAATCTGTTACTGTATAATGCTCAGGAAGTGCTGAAAATATTTGAGAATATCTATCTCCCAAAATAATAACACCTTGAAGACCATCTGGATATACTAATTTAGTGAGATTAAGTAAATCATAATTAACCTCTTTATAAATTGTATCCATGCAGTCAAAATATTGTTTAGTAAGAAGTCCTGAAGTAGTAACTCCCAACTTAACATTACTAACAGCATCACGTTGTTCATATTGTGCAAGCATTTCTGGAAGTACTCCTGTAATGGAGGAAGCTTGCTGCTCAATCGATTGAATAGCTAATTGTATAGCTTGGATACTTTGTACTTTGACAGTATCATCAAATCCATTGAATATTGTATTTAATGGTTGTCCTTCTTGAGATGAATCAAGAATTCCAACACCAGTTTTCTTATAGGCCAACCATTTTTGAACTCTCTCTGGCATATCTACACCAAGAACAGTTGGCAGATTAGCTAAATCTAACCAGTCTCCTACTGTACCAGAAGATGCAATTAAGTTATCTCTATAAAAAAGTAACAGGTCATATTTATCTTGAAGATTCATGGTGTTTAGTACTAAACTAAAAGGATCACCATTATGATCTAAGAAAAACATTCCATTTACAGATAATCTACATTTACTTGGATAATCGGTAGATCTTATTACATTTTCTACCTCTCCTCTAGTAATATAGATTTCGTTTCCAATTTTAACTCCTTCATGTCTTGTTAAATATCCTGTCTTTTCATCAACCTCAAGCCATTCTACTTCATAAACAGTAATTAAATGAGGATTATAATTTGATAAGAGAGCTTCATCACCTGGTATTGCAGGATAAGCTTCCAATCCTCCTAAAATACCTGGAGTTAAATCAGGTCTAGGTAATCCATCAGGAGGAATAGCAGAAGTTCTTACCAAATAGGTTGTAGTTCTAACATCCCCCATTTTTGGAGCCTCTTTTAGTTTAGCAACCGCCTCAGTAGTTAATTCACTACGATATTCATTCAAAATCATTTCTCTTGTCATCATCTTACGAATAACTACTCGTCTAGAATCTGCAAGATAAGGAGAATTTGGATTTCTTTCTATAAATGTATTTAAAGTATTTAAAGCTTCAAAATTAATATTTTCTCCACTTTCAGTAGGTCTTGTTCTGTAATAACAAGTTCCACTAATAAGCAGATCTGTAAATAAGAGTCTCATCTTATTTTTCATATCAATATTCCTTGATTGCTTTAAATAGCGCAATATATTTTGAGCAGCTATTTCATAGTCTGAAATAAATGTTCTATCTAAATTATCCTGAATAGTTTTTAGTTCCTTTTCTATAAAAGGATCATTAACAACCTCCTTATTGTCTAATAATAAAGAAATTATATTATTTTGTAAATATTGATGTAACTTTTCATATAATGCTTGATCAATCTTTAATTGTTTTTCTCGCATTATATTTGTTACTGTTAACGAGTCCTTACAGGAAATTTTTAAATCTGGTTCTAACTCAAGATACTTTCCAACTAAAACATCAATATGTTTTTTAATTAGTGGAGTGAAATTTACTGCTGTTGGAGTACCTACTCCATAATTAAATTCAAGACTTTTAAATTGATCAGCATCTCGATGACAATGATAGTACTGATAGGCCTTTCTTAACCTAACTTTTTCATATACTAATTCATTAATAGCATCATCTATTAATTGGATTTCTGTCTTGTTCATTCTAGTACAATATAATAAGTATCATCGTTACCAGTATCTACCATCATTCCTTTGTAATACTTAGCACGATCGATTTGTCGTTGTCTTAAATCTCTTAGTAAGTAATCAAGAAAACCATCTTCACTTCCTTGATAAGAAAAATACATTGGAGCTTCATGTTGATTTAAATCCAGCTTTAAAGTATAAGAATCCTCATCATGCAATATATCTAAATTACCAATATATTCAGAGCATAAAGCTTCCCTTATCACATTTCGTATTTTATCTTCTAAATTATTCATCACCAATAACTCCAAATTGTTTATAACCTTTTGAGTTAATAAATCATCCAAAATCTTTCCATTCTTTTTCTACACTATGTGCAGGCTTTGGATTAAAGCCCATTAGTTCCTCATCAGCAATTTCTGCCATACCCATAGCTGCAACAATATCATATTTTCTCTTATTTTCATAAGAATAGTTTAATAGTTGTTCCAGAATCATATCAGAATCTATTGTATAACAATAATCGTTTACATAAGTATTAATAAGTTCCAATCCATGCTTGATAATAGTTTCTGTAGCAGGGACTCCAATCATTTGTGAATTACCTCTCTTAATATCACTTAGACTAGATTTTGGACGCTTCATAAAAAGATTATCTTTTTTCTTACTTTTGAAATAGGTCAATATACTGATTTTAGTGTGCTCAAGTAATGCTTTACAATTATATCAAGCTAATAACTTCATTGCATTATCATACGCAAATCTAATATCTCTTGGCCTTTCTTTATACACAGCTACATATTTCGGTTCTTTTAAACCATAAGCTCTACGTTTTATTACAATACAAAAGTCTGATACATCTTTTTGAGTTGCAGAGTCTTCTGTACCTTGGTCAATAGAGTCAATGCCAGCTACATATAAATTTTTATAAGGATCTTTATCATCAAGCATTGGTTCTTCATAAATAAGAATATTACTATCCACTTTATCATAGACCTTTACTTTATTTAAAGTTTCATCCCCTTCACTCTTATCCCAAAGAAGTGCTACACGTCTGGGTTTAACTCCCATTTTATGTATTCTAATTTGAGTAATTCTATCTGAAATAGCAATAGCATCAAAGATATTATCACCCTGCCTTAATAAAGCTTCCGCTGGGGTAAAACAATACTCTGAACAATATTCAAGAAGGCTCTTTCCACTTTTAGCAGCTCTTTGCTCTTCATAATATTTCTTTGCTTTTTCTATATTTGTAACTCCTCTATGATCTGTATACTCAGATCCCAACATAAATGTATAGGCAGGAATAAAAAATCCTGTATATTGAACAGTTCCATCTGAGGAGTAGAAGTTCTTATAAGGTAAGACATTATTAGCTTTAGGATCACTAAATATCTCAGATAATCCTGTTAATGAAGGGCCTTGGTCACCACCAGTTCCCCAACCAATCTTAATGCCTCTACGTACACCACCAATTTCAACAAGGGCAGTTCCCTGTGTTCAAGATGTTCTAGATACTGGATTAGAACCAAACTCTTCAAACATCAGTCTATCACAACGAGCACCACGAACCTTACGAGGATTATCTGCAGGAATGCCCTCAATCTCAGCCATACGACCAGATTCAACACCCTCTTTATCAAGCTTTGATGCACGCTTTTGTTTAATATTATCAATTTTCTGACGTACACGCTTCATACCTCCGTCAGTGTTGTTGCTTAACCAGTTTAACTGATACCAACATTTAGTAAGTACATCATCCACATAACTCTCTAAAGATGCTGTATATACTGTTCTAAAGTTTCTTGTGGTAATAAAGGGCCGTACTCCCAAACATGCTCCTATCTCACTAAAGCCCCAATTTTGTTATCCTATAGGCTTTTTATCCTATAGTTCTTATAGTTTCCTATAAGTTCAGCGTACATTTTCATCTAAATTCAATAGATGTTCCATACTCATGGGAGAATTATTTCTGTTTCTAGCGATCATCTCCTACGCGTTACAGTGGTCAGCAATCAACTGACTTACCTCGGTATTAACATAATAACTAAATTTTTTATACTTTCTATTCCCATAAAAGTTACTATCATCATATAAAAAATGAAATAGGTTCTTAATATTAGGAATAGATGCTGTAGCTAATCTATACATATCATCTCTTTTTAGATAGATTACATTAGATTTTATTCCATTTTTTGCAAATTCTTTTTGAAATTCTAATGCTAATTGTGCCTTTTTAAACTCTATTGTAAAATTCATAGTCATTCTTTCTTTTCTGTTTTCCTGAAGTTTACGATAACTTCCAGTAATACTGCCATCACCATCAAAATACCCTCGAATAAAATGCCTAAAAAGTTTAGAATCCATTCTTGGTAATGTATGCTCTGCATAAGTTTTATTGTATCCAAATCCTAGATTAACTAAAGATTCACATAATTTTGAACTTGTTATATCTACACCATAAGATTCATGAGCTTGTACTTTTATTCCATTTCTTCCAATTGTAGTATGTTTTTGTAGTGTAAAAGTTCTTGCACTTTTACTAATATACATTTTATACATATCTACTATGTCAGAGTCAATGGCACATAAATGAATTCTCAAAGTTTTTCGTTTTTCATCTATACTTCCATCTGCTGCATAAAATCCTAATAGATAAGCTTGCAATTCAGTTTTAATTTCAGAAAAGAAATCATGTCTAATAGCACGTTTGCTAAAATGATTTGTATATTCGGGATAAGTATCCTCTATAAATTTAATTTGTTCTTGCTTTGTCATCGTAATAAAATCACATATTTAGTTATCGTAGCCTTCACCGATTTTACGGAATTTTTACTTATATATTACTATATAAGGCGGCAGGTTAATTTACCGCTCGTGCCTTTAGTGCAACTACGTCCTTTTTTAAATACTCACAAAGTTCTACATAATGAAAGAATTCGTATTGTTTAGATGTAAAGAAGGGGAAAGACTCTTCTGAACCAGCTCCAGCTTTCTTTTTATCGTTAATAATACCCATTCTATAGAAGTTTAAGAAGAAATAATGATCTCCTGTAACCCTATATTTCCCTACTGTATAACCTTCAACACAACGCCTTATCTGTTCTCTTCAAAAGTCCACATAAGGCTTACCTCCTTTTTTATGTGCAGTATATCTTCCAGTTCTCTGATATACTTGCCCAACTTCTATAAAAGGAGTGGGGTCAAAATCTAATCCTTCAGTCTCATTAATAGGTCTATACCCTGTTATTTCATAAGACAATTCTGGATCAAAATAATGAATCTCATCTTCTAATATTACATCTCATAACCCTTCAGTCCTTTTCTTATGTACTTCTACTTTATCTTCATAATAAGGGGACTCTTCAGTTTCTTCATCTATAGTTGAAGCAAGCAACTCCTTCCTTAACTCTTCCTCAGTTTTTTCTGTGAAGGTTGGAAGTCTATCAACTCTCTTACGTAATTCGTCTTTATTTTTCTTTGATCTTAGTTCAGCCATACTTTATTTATTAAGGATTTAATCGTCAAGTCCGATCTCTACATCTCCTCTATAACGAGTATTTGTAGATTCCTGATCTTTCTTGTAATCATTCTCCAATTCACGTAAGTAATCATTCATCTTTTTAATCTGTCCAATACTTTCAAGAACCTTTTTAGGATCATTTAAGTATTTTCCATTGCCATCCATATCAGTGAATTCAATATTGTCTAAAAATACTCGCATTTTTTCTAGTGTCCTAAATGCGGTTTTAATCAAACTAAGAATTCTGGATGAGTCTTTAATCTCCATATATTTCCGACATGCTGCTCTAAAATCAGGATCTTCCCACTCTTTGTCAGTTAGTTCACTGTCCTTCATAGCTTGCTCATGTCTTTCTTGTTCTATATACTCTAAATAGGGGGATTTAAAATCCAACATTAAGAATATATATTTAAATTCTCTCCATGCCCTCAATCTATTAATACCAGTAGGATCTTTTTTACATTTATTCCTACTGGCATCATAGAGTGTTGCAAATTCCTTAACTAACAGTATCTCATACTCATTTAGAGTAATTGCTCCTGTAGAGTTATCATAAAGGAAAAAATCAACCATTATTTCACTTTCTTGAATTTATCTATAATAGTAGCTTTTCTTAGTTCCTCTCATTTTAAAGGCTTTTTCTCTTGAACCTCACCGCCATTATTATATCTTGGGGTACTATATCCAGCTATACTATCAATAGCTCTATTAATCTGATCGAATGGAGAAGTTCCTGTAACAAACTTTCTAATAGATCTTCCTAAAGAATTACTGTAAAATTTCCCATTTTTAGATACTAAAGTATCTGTAGAGAAAGGATAAAATGTACTTCTTGTATAGATAGGACCTCCAGGTAAAGCATGATATGTTGAATCAGATCTGAATTCTTGTTCAGCTAATCTATCAGAGGCTCTTTGAGCAGCTCTCTCTTTAAAATAACCTTCTTTATATCCAGCATCCCGTCCATCAATGTCTTTGTATCCTCCTTCTCCATCACTATGAATTGGGCCTTTAGGGGTATTTATAGTTTTCTTTCCTCCATTTTTAAACTTAGTAACTAAGTAGTTAAGCTTTCCTCCCTTCTTAAACATTCCAGTTTCCTCTGGTTGAATTGCAGCATTTTCAGATTTAAATTCCTGAATAAGTGTTTCTAGTTGCTTTTGTCCTTCTGGAGTTTTAGAAAGCTTATTTAAAGTCATTGCTATCTCTTCTGGAGATTTATTTTGCAATTCCTTTACACGTGTTGGAATTCATTTTATGAATTCCATTAATTGAGTTTCGTCCATGATGTTTCTTAGTATTTTCTATAATAATTCCTTTCTTTTTTAGTTCTACCCATAGCTTAATACGTTCTTCTATAGTTTCTCCTAAACATTCAGGAATATCCGCTAAATCAACCCATGTCAAAAGATTATTTCCATCCTGCAGTTCAATAAATTCAGCAGAGGTGCAATCTACATGGTCTATATTTCCTAGTCTATTAAAATATACTTTCATTATTTTACCCTTTCAAGATCTTTAGAAGAAAAAATTTCCTCACAAAGATCACCATTTACATTAAACCATCTACATTTAATCCCTTTAAAAGAATTTACTGTTTCATCATTGTGTTTATATGACCTTGTCACTTTTTCCACAACATACATCACTGGAATATTACTTAGTTTACGATGTCTAACTCTAACTAAGTCTCCAGGATTGTAAAATATTTTTTCAATTTCACTAATCATTACTTACAATTCTACATATTACATTTTGTTCACTAATTGCCCAATATCCTCTATAATCAAAAGGAACTGGAGCTGCTCCAACATTTCTTATATAAATATCATCACCTTCTTTGACATATTTACATTCTGGGCCAACTGATACAACATGGCAGCAAATAACTCCCATTTCATCTTGCTCCATTTCTCCAGCTTCATTTAGATGGAATGAATCTACATCCATAATTAGGCCTGCTCCAGACTTATATTTACGATAAGGATTTTTCTTATACTTTGTAAAAATAACTGTAAATCCTGTTGCTTGAACTTTCTTATTTTCTGCAGACTTCCATCCTTTATTTGCTTCTAATTCTGCAGAAGCTGCAGCTAATTTCTCCATCTCAATTTGTTCTTTAATATCAGCAGAACTAATTCCAGAAAGATTTTTACTTAATTGTGCGCCATAACCACTCATACCAGTGGCATCATTTCCATTTAAAATTAAATTACTCATAATTTTTACCATTTTCCTATAATACATTTACCGTGAATTAATCTAGTCTTAGCAGATAATCTGCAGGAACAGCCACGGACATAACCATCTTTTTTATATGCTGATGTTTTCCCTTCTTTATTTATATAAAGCTTAGGGTTACATATTGGGCCAACAGGGGTTTCTTTATATAATGGACATTCTTTGCATATTTTCATTCTTTCCTCATATAACCCCTCATTAGCATTAAACATCTCATTTACATGTCCATCTATAATATCAAATATACTTCCCATATTTAAAATACAATAGGACGATCTCTATCAAGTACAGTCGTCTGTTTTAAAAGCTTTTTATAATGCTTTAACATTCTCTCTACATCATTTTTAAGATAATCTACAGTATATTCTGTAATTTTATCATCGTGATCAATGTGTATTAGCATTAATTTTTTAATATTTAATTCTGGCTTAATTTGCTGAAGTAAATATGCATATGTTGATAATTGCAGCGAATAATGATAAAAATTACAATCCTCTATATTATTTAAAGGGTACTTCATCATTATTCTACTAAACTTATTCTTATCAAAGTAAGAATGTTTCTTAATCTCCTTATTGGTTTTATAGTCTGCAATTATTATATCATTTCCATCTTTAATTAGTAAATCTATTTGTCCAGCAACTCGTAATATTCCATCGGAAGATTTTAAGCTAACTAAAAATTCTGGGTATACTCCTTTTTCTAAATCAAGTTCGTAATATCCTTTTTTACAAGTAAAAACTCCTCCTAAACCAAACTTTTTTAAATCTTGCTTCTCTGAAGTATAATACATCTCTTCAAAATTAGAGTGTATTTTTGTACCTCTTTCACAAGATTTATTTCTCTCATCATCATATCCTTTTTGTATTTCTTTTCTTGTCTTATCAAAGATAATCGGATCAAGATGAAGTTTTTCAATCATATCATCTGTCCACCTCTTTGTAGCTAATAAAGTTTCTTTAAGTACATGAAAAGTTTCTTCCGACATTAACTTCTCGCAAGTTTTATAGGAAGACCAAAAAAATACATCAAAAGGATTCTCATATTTGCCAATTAAAGTAGTAACAGAAACATATTTTTGTTGATCTGTTTTGTCTATATATACATGAGCTTCATCAGAGTATACTACATCCTTTGTCTCTTTGTCTACTTTAAGGCCATTTACATATTTTTCCTTAACATTTTTTAATTTAGGCATATTGCTTCTCGAAATTGATTGATGTCAACTTCTTTCAAAGAAGTTAACGATAATAGTATTTGAACCCTTCTTCTCACCTCAAGCATATAATCTCTTATTTGTTCTTGAGTAAGTTTGGGGGAATTTTCAAAAGAATAACCAAGTATTCCCATAAATTGATTAGCAGAATTTTTTCCTGGAATTTCAACAGCTACTAAGAAATGTGTGCCGTTGACATTAATCATTTGAGCTAACTTAGAATCTATTTGAGATAATTCATCTGAACCCCCATAAAAATATCTGCGTTTGTTCAAATAATCGAAGAAAGGGAAAATACTGGTTGGCATATCTTTGTATTGCCAATATACTGCTTGATCTAATAAGGTTTTTCTACATCTTTCATAAGTCATATCTACGTAATAAAAACCTAATCCGCTACCATTTGCTTTTCCATTGTGCCCTTCCATAATAAAAGCCCTATCACATCCTATATCCCGTATAGAATTATCTAATAATTCATTAATAACAAGATTAACATGCCTGCGAATTTCTTCGCTTGTAGCATGCTTTTCCTTCTCAATTACATGAATCCATTCAATAATGGTTTTAATAGTTTCTTTTGGATTAAAGGCAATGTTCACAGTAAATGCAAATAAAATTATTAAAATACATGACTTAATAATATTTAAAAACCCATAGTTCTTCAAAAACTCCAGAATTTTCTCAATCCATTGAAGGAAATTTTCCATAATTTATTGAATAATATGTTTTATGTGAAACTATTTGTTCGTTGCAAATATAATTATTATTTTTGTAAAAGCAAAACAAAGATATCTATTTAACTATAAATACATTTAGAATAAAATGAGTAAGTATAACAACGAGATTTTAGATAGTATCTACGAGAGATACTCTAAATTCAATAACGAAAATACTCTAAGCCTTAAGGAAAGTAAGGATGAGTATGTATTAATGATGAAGAAAGGAGCTAAGATCCACATCAAAAAAGAAAATAGAGGAAAATTTAGTGCTAGTGCAAAACGGGCAGGAGAAGGTGTTCAAGAGCATGCTCATAAAGTAATGAATGATCCGAACGCTACAACATTGCAAAAGAAAAGAGCTAATTTTGCTATACAGGCCAAAAAATGGCATAAGAAATAAAAACAAATAGTAATGAAAGAGTTCTTCCTAAAGATGTTTACTGCTCATTCAGGGTTGAGTAGTAAAAGAGTATGTGGATTTTTTGGATGACTAGTTTGCCTATTTATATGTGTTTATTGTACCATCATGGTAATTCCAGCTCCAGAAGTTGTAGAATTATTATTCATATGCAGCACATCTTTATTAGGAATAGATAGTATTACAGGAATCTGACATAAAAATATAAATAAATAAATGAAAACATATAAGATATGATACGTATTAGGTTTGTTATTTATGGGATTATTTTTCCTTAGCACATTATCTACAGGAACTCCATTATAAGTCTTAATAAGCCTAATATGTTTTTTAATTAGTGCAAAATATTATAAAGAATAATGATTAAACAATTTATAAGCCAAAATATTATTGGGGTTAATGTAAGTTTCAATCTGGAGCTATAAACCAACAAACAATTGAAAGTGCTTCTATACAGTTTTATAACTTTGATATGTCAAAAACGTATACATATACCTACTCTAGAAGTATTTGATGTAAAAGTTTCTAAAGATATACTTACAGAGGAAGCTTGAGGTTTTATAGTTACAATTAATAGCCAAACGCTATACGACCACAATTATAGATATAAAATGGATGTAGATGGCAATAATGTTGGAGACAGTCCTTGCGATAAAGTTTCTGAAGGAGTTGTTCAATTTCAATGTATTTATACAGGGCCAGTTAGTAATATTCAAATAATAATTAATTATGTTTCTAACTTAATTTTTAAGGGCCCTCTACATATACCAACTACAACTGCAGGATACAACGAACTAACTGGAGTTGATTTAATTAAAGGAGAACGTTATAGATTTTATTTTAGATTTGTTGCTTCTGGAACAGTTTCTATCCCAAGTGGTAATCCTGAAGGACTTACATCTATTGTTAAACTATTATCAGCAAGTAATAATCAAAATGAACTCGTAAGAATATCAAGTAGTAGTGGAAAATTAATGTGTCAAATACGTGTAGATTATTATAACAATAAATGAAATATACTTCTTAGCACAGCTTCTGCATCACAATTTTATAGTCAAATTATTTTAGAAGATATAATAAAGTTATAGTATAAAGTAAAAAGGAACCCAATTGGGTTCCTTTTGTTTTAAGTTCTCATTTCTACACTAAATACTTCGAAATTAATCTCCACCTTTAGTTTTATTATATCCATAATTATGATCAGTACTGTTATAATAAGCAATTAAATATATCTCAATTTGTTTTGCTTCTTTTTCTGATAGTTCTGAATATAAAATTTCATGTTGGAAATTATTTCATCCATATTTTAAAATTGCTCTAAAGAAATATGTATTATTAATGTAGCCTTTTCCACCTTGCCAACGCTTTATTAGATTGAGTTTTGTTATTCCAATATAAACTTTATTAGATGGACTAGTGTGTTTATATACAATAAAAGACATTATCTTTTGGGTACTCCCCCGAATTTATCAGCCTGGTTTTCTGGCCAAACTGAATAATAACTTTTTCTTCTTAATTTTTCACTAATTCTTCTAAGACCTACTCAACAAATACTACATAAACCAGGGCCAGGCAGATAAAGCCATCCCCATCTAATACTTTGTCTTGTATGTCCTCATTCATGATCTTTAATAAAAGATCTATTGTATTTCCAACTTGATTCTCCCATTAAGATATATAATCCTAATGAAATACCTCCAGGAAAGTCTCCTGCATAAATTGGAATTTCTTTATATGTTTCTTTATACTCTACATTATAAAGTTTGGTTAAGATGAGACCTAGGAGACACTGAGGGAACTCCCAGATCCATCTTAACAGTTTAATATATCATTTCATAAATTTAAATATTTTTATGATCATTTAGTTAATGTAACACGAGGAAGTGGAAGTCACCCTTGAGGACCGTGCAAACCATATGAATCCTGGATTTCTCTTATAGTCAAATATTTTGTACTTCCTGGCACTGTTTGTGAACTTGCAGATCCTTTAATAAATGTATATAATTCTAAATTATTTTAAACTAGGTATGTAACATAGAGTTCTTTTTAGGAACTCATGCTACATCATTTAGTAATCTCTGTATAGTAGAATCATCAAGCCTTTCGAAAAGTTCTTCAGGCCCTTTGTAAAGATTCATATCTATAGCTTTTTCTATGGGTTCAATTTTCTTAGGAATAGTTGGATTGTTTATATTACTTTTATAGAACTGATTCTCTGTTCTAATTAAATAATCACCTGTATGGTTCTTATTTCTAAGTTCTTGTACCTCTTCTAAGGTATATTCATGATTTGGATCTAAGTTATTATTAAATCTTAATTCCATTAATCTGGAATAAATTTCTGAAGGCTTATCCAAATAATCATCATACATTATTCCTGGTTTTAATCCTCATCTATCAATAATTTCTTTAACTTTGGCAATCTGTTCATAAGGTCTAGATGCATGAGTTCATTCATGAACTTCTGTACTCTTACTATCATCAGAAGTGGTTATAGTTTTCTCTTTATGATTAGTCAGTCCTGTAATTTTGCCTGGGAGTTTTCCTCTTTTAAAAGAGTATTTACTCATAGATGCAGATTGTCTAAAATAAGGATTTTCTATTAATCCAGGTATTGCCAATCATCCTGAATAAATAGAATTATTTTTAAGTTTATCCTTCCTCTGTGAAAGCCAATTATCAACTCATTTTCGAGTATCTGCTCCATCTTGAGCTTTAATAATTCCTCCATTACGTTCTGATACTACCTCATTTCCAAGAACACCTGCTCCAAGTATCGTAGGGACTCTTCTAAATAGTTTCAAAATGATATCCTTATTCTCTTTCCAGAAGGTTTCTTTAGTTTGTAAAGTATTAGAGCTTGTAGTTGGATAAAACATATTAGCATCTCAACCTATATCAAAGATTTTTCTAGCTTCTGCTTCAGTTAATTCTGTAAAAGAGGATCTAATTCCAGCTTCTGCTTTGTAACTCATAATTTTGGAATAGATATCTTTAGCACTATTTTCCTGAGTCATTGCAGATAAGAATTTCTTTGGAAACAATTCCTTCTCTGTATAAGATAATCCTCTTAATCCAAAATCATCTTTAGTTCCAACTAATTCTTGAAGAAGCTGCTTTGATGCAGCCTTCTCTCCTGAACGTAAAGGATTTTGTGCAGTTTGACTTATTTCTAAAATTGTTTCTCCAGTCTTTGCATCTTTAAAGAATGCATAGTCATGTTTTGGATTTCCTAATCTAACTTTAGAAATTTGTTTAGGAACCTCTAATCTTTCAGCTGCGGGAATACTTCCTTTACGAGCATTTCTTAACCATTTTAAAGCGCCATGAAAATATTTAGATAAATCATTTCCATAATGTTTATAAATTAAGTTAACACCTTCTTCTGCAGCTTTTACTGTATTTTTAGCAACTTCAGATGTACCTACTGCTCCAGGTAGAACAGCTAGTCTGGCCGAATCTTTATCTCCTGTTGCTGAGTAATGGAATAAACCATAGGGAGTAAATCCTGCTATAACATCAGCAGGAGCAGAATTTGCCCAACTACTTGAATTATATGCAGTAATAATATTATCTCACTTTCTTCTAAGTCAAGATCTATTATCTGGCCTAATTTCTCCAGTTCCTCCTGCTTGAAATTTAAGTATACCTCCATGTTTAGCAGATGCTATTACTCTTTTTAAAGTATCTGCATATTTTGGATCTGTTGCATACCCTCCTCTAAAAACCCTATCTGCAAATCCAGATATATCTCCAGTAAAAGCTTTATATCTATTATTATTAAGTAGGGAAATTTTATATTTTGCATAGTCTTCTAAAGAATCAAAATCTCTAAAACTATCATTAATATAAACATCTTTCCCATTAATAACTTCTCTTGTTCTTTTTACAGAGCCTTTTCCTTTAATACCTCCAAAATTGAATTTACCAGAAGGCTTAGTTCCTCAGGCAGATTCAAGTCCATCTTGTGCAACCAATGCTTTGGCATAGGCTGTATTTAAACCCATTTGAGAAAGGATTCTCTCATAAATAGGTAACATAGTAGCCTTAAATTCATTCTTACTTTTAAATGAAGATGAAGTAGTATTTGTACTAGTTGTATATGTAGGTTTTGATTCTTTCTCGGCTCTAGGTTCTTCTTCTGAAGTTTCAATACTATCAATTATAGGGGAGGCAACAGTTTGAGGCCTTGGTTCTTCCCTTTCTTCAGTGTTGAATCTGGGTAAATAACCTTGGAGCTCATCTGGCTCTCTTGAAATTTTCCTATACCATGTTTTCATAATTACATTATTTGATCGCTACAAATATAGTTATAGTTCTATTTAAAACAAAATAAAAGCAGCCTTTTTATGAAGACTGCTTTTAAGAGGCTATGCTTTGAAAAAATAGATTTTATTTCCCTTAGTATTTCCTATATCAATATGTAATCATGTAATTTCTCCATTATTATCTCATTTTTCTACACGTATAGGATACTTAAGTTTATCTTGATTATTTTCGAGGATTTCTCGCATCTCTTTAGCGGTTAATTTAGCTGATATTAAATCAAAAGCTTGTCCTTTATAATGATAACCTGTAGGAGTTCCTACTCCACATCCAGGTTCTCTATAACCACTGTAATTTCTAGAGCCTCCTGCAGCTCAATTGTTACATATAAGAGGGGCATTTAGAATTTCTCTAACGTTCTCCAATGCTTCAAGAGCTTTTGGATCTAGAAATTTTATAGCATCATCTCCATATTGATTATATATTTTAGATGATACTAATTCTTTTACTTGAAAGTATTTATTTGCTTGCATTACTCAATAGGATAATTATCTGAAGACTTAACAGTAAATGTAAAATATCGTCATACTCCTGATGTTTTTCTAGCTATAATTGTGCCTAAATAGTAGAGCCAAACATTATATTTAATCTAGTTGTCGATGGGGGCAATTCCGTATCTGTAATTTTAATTTCGCATCCTGGGCTATGTAATATATCGGTTCTGATCAATAATTATTTCTTCTGAGTCAGGATCTTTTATTCAAATTGGTTTGCCAATGTTATAGTTTGGGAGGTTAGTTATAACTCTAATCACAGTCCCCCCGTGCGTTCTAGTTCTTTAATATTAATGTTAATAAAAAATATATGTTTTATTTCTGTGTTATAAGCGGTTTAATCATCTATCTTATCATACTTGTTAGCACTTATTAAAAATGCTATTAAACATAATATCATATAACATGGGCTTAATACTCCAGATAAACTTTTTAAAATAAAGATTCCCATGAACGTTAAGCCCAGAATATACCATAGCTTATATGATCTCATTATTGTTTTACAAAGTATGTATTATATAAATATTTTGCATACCATCCGCATCCAACACCAATTGCCCAGCTAGTTACTGCTAGCAATAAACTACCAAAGTCCATTGCCGATACAATACCGCAACCTGCTAATACTAAAGCAATTATAATTGCGGCTATAATTAATTTTGTTTTCCAAGTTATTATTTTCATAATTTATTATTTATAATTATTTTAAAATCTTTGGAGGGTAAAGTATACTAAATTATTTTTCTTGCCCCCCCCCCTAAATTTTGAAAAATGAATTGTTTAATCAAAGTTTTATAGTTTTTGCAAAGTTAGAAAAAATTTTGGGAAAATACAAGAAATTGTGTAGGTATTGTGAGGGAGAGGATAGTTATCTTTTTTGGCCCCCTCCCGTTTTGTTTGGAAAATTGAAAATTTTTTGAGACTAATTTTATGGAGTTATATTTATACAAATATCTGGGAATAATCCCAATAACAACAAAACTCTCAAAACAATGGCAAAAATCATTTCATCCGTCAAAATTGACGAAACGGCGATTTTCTTTACGTCGAACAGACCGACCGAAGGCACTAAAATTCTGTTTCTTTCGACCGAAGCCGCAAACGGCATTCTTACAGGTTACGACAAAAACGAGGACGGCGCGGCAGTGTACGCAAACGGCATTCGTTGCATCCTTTGCGACGAAGTAGGCTTGCGTCCTTACGTTATCCCCGTCAACGATTTTATGGCACAAAGTACGGCGTTAATTAACAACAAATTCACGCCACAGGACAGCCACACAATCACAAAGCGCATCCGCACTTTTGGCACGCCTGCTTTGCAGGAACTCGGCAATGCTTGTGCGGTTGCTGTTGTGGGTGCGACCTATCCCATGAAAGTCAAAAAGTTTACATCTGACGACACGTACAATTGGACGACGTTAGGAGTAGACGAAACAAAAGACACTTATAAACTGAAAGACGGCGTAATTACTTACGACAAGAAAACAATTACCCTTGAAGAGTGTGCCAAATTCTTCGAGGAACACCAGAAACGGCAGAACGACAGACTTAACAAATAGCAATCGAGGGAGTGAGAAATCACTCCCTTTTAATACCTTTAAGACCATGAAAGACATTATCGACGAACTTTTTGAGGACTTCTACGCAAGTGCGGAAATTGCAGCGTTGAACGAGTGTGCAAATTCTCAAATCATTCAGTTTTAAGAAAGGGCGTAATGCCCTTTCTTTTTCTTATGAGGGTATGGAGTTATATTCCTACAAGTCTTTGGGCATCATGTATGTCCATTTAAAACAAAGCCCTTTTCCTGCCTAAAGTTGTAAACATTAAATTAATTATAAAAATGGCAAAAGTACCTGTTCTTAAAATTAAGCAAGAGAACTTCAATGGCATCATGGCCAATCAGGAGTTCGCAACGCTCCGCATCCAGAATCAGCTGGGTGATCGTTTCTTCATTCCGAAGCCTGAAATGCTCCTCATCGTAGGTTCGTCGATTCCTGCACTCGATCGTAATGGTAACACTATCAAGGATGAGAAGGGCAACGAGACGTATCGTTCGGTAGGTCAGCATTTCCCCGCAGTTCGTATCGTCGATGGCAAGCCGACGGAAGTTGTCGAGCTGTATGTCGGTCAGCTCGTGAAGCTGGACATCAAGCGCAAGCTGGTCTTCCCTGGCATCCTTTCGGATTCTCTCCGTAAGAGTTCGGATGACTTCAAGAAGGCCATCTGCGGGAAGGTTCTGGAGATCACCGAAGAAACCGAATGCGACGATCGCGTCTGGGATGCGAACAACGCTCGCTGGATGCGCGATCCCGAGGATGACATGAAGTTCGTGTCGCAGAAGAAGCGTGTCTTCAAGTTCGAACCGAAGGCTTCGACACTGAACGCCGCAGATACCGACGAAGCATACAAGATGCTCGAACGGTATATCACCGAGATGTACTCGGAAATCGCTGAGACCGTTGAGAAATAGTCTCATCACTCTGAAAGGTAGATGTGATTGACCGTATGTAATTACTTATTACGGTAAATATCGCATCTACCGTTCAGAGATCCCAATTAAAGCGTATACATATTGGGAACTAATTAAAACAAACATCAAGATTAACGGAGAGTTTTGTTACATATTGCTACGGGCGATATAAAGCTGGCTATGTTAAAACTCTCCCCTTAATGCAGCTTTAGCGGTGACAAGCCCGTGTAAATGCAGAGTCAAGGGTTTTTGTTGTTATAGGGAGAGGCGTGAGAAACCTCTCCCAAATACTTTTAAACTATGGATACATTAGCACTCCTTGGAGCTATTGCAGCGATTATAATCATTGCATACTTACTTCGAGATTTTCTCGACAAACCTTGTAAATTTTAAGCTTATGAAAGACACAATAAAAGCAGCTATGAAAGCTGCATTGGCAGATATGGGAGTATCTCAAGATAAATATCAAGCTCTTGAATTTTCTGTAAAAAGTTTACAGGAGATTCGAGAGAATGATGTAGCCATTCATAAAGAAACAACAGTAGCAATTAAAATAGTTAAGTAATGAATAAAAATCTGAGAATCCTTAAATAGATTTATACGGAGGGTTTAAAAGAAAACCCGATGCCATATAAAGAGTTAGCTGAGCATTGTGGAGTATGTTCTGCCACAATTGCTTCTATAGTTCGTAAGCTTGAGGCATTTGGAATTTTAAAGATTTCCGATAAAGGTAAAAGAAACGCCAAGTATAAGTGGATCAGCTCTGTGCAACCGAATGAAAGTTTGGCTATCAGAGTAGGTAGAACTAAACTTACTACTATGAATTTTACCGATTTTGAAGATTCTCGGCTTATTCAGGAATTGAAGAGTCGTGGGTATGTAATCTTCAAAGAAGTATAAAAATTGAAGAGTAAGGGAGAATTAATCTTCCTTACTCTTCAATTTTAAATTCAACCGTTGTAGTTTTTTCTTCTTTGAGTTTATTAATTTCTTTCATAGCTCATTGAAGTTGTTTCTTTAATTGCTCAATGTCTTCAGTATTCTTTTCTACTTTCTCATTTACATAAAGAACAGCTTGGCAAACTTTAGCCATGTCTATGGCCAAAACAGGTTTGTTATATCCAGCTTCATCTCTTTCATAAGATGTGAGTTCAGTTATAATATCTAGTTCTTTCATTTCTCTAGTTCTTCGTTTAATTGTACTTACAGAAGTGTTCATTGATGTCGCAAGTTCTTCTTGTGATTTAGCAACATAAGCATATTCTGTTACAGGATCTTTATAAGCTTGAGCTAAGTAACCCATAATATATCCTTTTGTTTCAGGGGTTCATTCAGTTTTGGATAAGAATTTTAGAGTTATCCTTTCAAAATCTTCTGTAAGCTTAGTGAACTCATAAACATTAGAATATTTTTTTCTCCTTGTAACTTTAATTGCACTCTCTCTTTCTAAATTAGCAATGGCCTTTCTAATAGTTGGGAGTGAACATCCTGAATCTGCTTTAATAGTATCCATAGACGGCCAACATTTGAAAGTTTCTTTATTCATATACTTTCTGATATGTGCATAAATATATCAGTCAAGTGCTTTTAAGTTCCATTTCGATGGATGTGGAACTTGTACGTGTTGTTTATTTGTATAGTCCATATTATTTGTATTTTTCTTGCAACAAAGATAGAGAAATTTTCTCTAAAATTAAAAATTTTCTCTAAAAATTTTCTGTCTGAGGGTCAAATCTTTCGGTCTGAGGGTCAATTTTTGGGGTCAAATTTTTCGGTATAGGGATCAAATTTTATACACTAACTATATAACCAACTAAACTCGCGTAACTATATAATAGCGACCACCTTGCGGTAGGTCGCCGAGATGTCCAATTTGGATTTTCGACCTCAAACTTGAAAATATGTCAGAGTATTCTGCAACAAATATAACACAATCAGTACTTCCTAGTGATGATAAAAAGTATCCACTTAAAGAGAATTCTACTATAAATTGAAATATGGATATGTTAATGAGATATTTTGAGGGTGTGAAAAAGATGAAAGGTGCTAGAGGGGACAGACAAATCCTTCCTCTCCAGAAACTTTCTCTTTTTCTTAATCTCAAAATTCATCCTTAATATTCTCCCACATGGTACTTATTCTCAATCCAAATACTAAAGAAGCTACAACTTTCAACCTTTCTGAATTTCAACTCTTTATTGGGAATCGTCATCTCTCTATAAAAGACCTCTCTGGAGATCTTGCCATAGAAAATATTCCAATTAATGAGAATAGAAACTCTAGAAAGCCTTTTCATGTTTCTACTCAACAATACAAATTACAAATATTCAAATAGCCATGTCTACAGAAATGATTATTATGATGATTGGACTTGGATTAGGAAGCCATTTCCACAAAGCTTTGGATGAGTCTGGTAAAGAGACTTTTACCAAAGATGACATCATTCCTATCCACGCCAAAGCACTTACGGATTTCTGCGAAAGTTTTTCTAAAAAGAAGAAAGAAGAGGAACAGAAAAACAAAGAAGCAGAACTCGCAGAATTGGGAATTCTTCCTAAGTCTGGAATTTCGTAAATGAAAATGCGTAAGTAGTTTTTGAATCTTTTAAGTTTAACAATATCTAAAATTGTACACCATGGAATACAAAGCAATTTCCAAGAAAACTATGCGCTCCAAGGATTTCAAAGCTCTCAGAGCAAAGAAACCTGGTTATCGCACATACATCGTGAAAACCGAAAAGAACACGAAAGATGTGCTTTTCCGAACTCCGCGTGGATTCTTCATGCAGGAAGATGCCTTTCCTGCAATTGAAATCTCTGTAACACAGGCTCAAGCTTTCTTCGATAAGTATGGCATCAGAGTCGAAACAGGCTGGTAGATATGACTAGAGAAGAGCTCAAAGAAAGAGTATCAAAGCTTATTCAAACATTAGAGAACGTTGAGAGATCTCTTCAGTTTACAAATATCCCTGTACACGTTCTCACCAATTATATCAAAAAAGAAACAAACATTGACATCACAAAAAACTAAAAAGATCATGGCAAAGAAAGAAATCAAAAAGCAGACCATCGAAGAAATCCTTGCAGAGCACACTCCGACCTCCGACGCCGTCAAGAGCGCAGTCCAGCGTTACAACGAAGAGAAGAAGAAGCAGCAGGAACAGATCATCATCAATACCCTCGGCGCCATCGACTGCATTATCTGGGACCTTGTGGACAACCTTCGCAAGATCCGTGCAGAAGAGAAACGAGCTCAGCAGTGTCTCGTCGACGTGGCTGCGGCCAAGGATGCCTATCTAGCAGATCCCGATCTGGAGGTTCTGGCCCAGGGACTTCGCAAGGCAGGCATCAACCTATCCCGTTATATAGAGTAACGGGAACTCGTCTAAGCGAGTCTAAACAGATCTTTAAGCTTAGAGCGTCTCTGGTCTTTATGACCAGAGGGTAGATAGAAGAAATTTAGAGTTATAAAAATTTTAAATTTCTTATTATTATTATGTTAATATTAACCCACCTAATTATAACATTTAAAGGTGGGACGGAGGATATGGCCAGTTCCTTTGAGACAGTGTCATATTCAAGTATGTTATCTAGTCAATAATGTACTTCAGAGAAAGTTTTACACGCTCTGTTCCATTGTGCTATCAAGCCTTAACCCGACTTAAACTTAGTCTATGGGACTTTGATCGGTCCCATAGGCTCTTATGTGGTAGTGATTGCCGCGTTGTTCATAGTTTTATTACTCTCTTCGAAATTGCCACATCTTGCAAGATCTGAGGGTTTGGTTGCAATCCAAGAAACAGAAGAATAACAAGCAACAACGTCGCTCGGTTCGTCTAGGACGCAGGATTTTCATTCCTGAAATCATGGGTTCAAATCCCATACCGAGTACAACTCAAAATTAAATAAATGAAATCTTTCCTCATAACGTATCTCTTCTACAATGAAGAAGGGATTCCGATTCAAAGTTCTCTTCCTGTTCTTGCCAAAGATGAATCTGACGCAAGAAATACTATGAAGTTACTCTCATTTGGGTGCATTGAAATCATATCAATTCAAAGAAATGGATAATAAAACTTTCGGAAGTTGCTATACTTTGTGCAAGTCTCTTTAAGGGAACTAGTTACAAAAATTAAAATTATTGGTGGTTACCACTACAAACGTTTAACAATATCACAAATTGTACTTATGACAAAAAATCTGTTCTCGAATCGCACTCCTTTTGAGAAGTGTTATCTCGTAGAAAACGTAAAACAGCTTTCGTTCATTCCTGGGAATCGTAATCTCAGAATAGCTCATGTCAAGAACATTTTCAAAGCCTTCCTTAACGGAGAGTGGATTCCTCCCGTGTTTGTCACTCCCGAAGGAGAGGTACTGGATGGTCAGCATCGTATCGCAGCATTTCGTATGCTGAAGGAAAAATACCCTGACAGCAAAGCAGCTCTTCCTATGATGGTTGTTAATGTAGACGAATCAGCTCTGCTGTCGGCAATCAAGTTTAATTCGGGACATGCCAATTGGGTGATTGAAGACTACATGAGAGCGCATCTGAAGAAAGGTATTCATGGGTATGAGCAGCTTCGTGACTTTTTGAAAGCTTACCCTGAATTCGAAATCAAAGCTACAATCCAGCTTATCAAGGGTAAGTACTCTACGAAAGAGTTCAAAGAAGGAGCTCTAAAAATCTCTGACGAAGAGTACATGGAAGCTTCCAAAAAGGCTGCTGCTCTGTGTCTTATCTCAGTGAAACTCAATACCAAGGTCGTTTTCCGTCGGGATGTCGTGGTGGCATTCTACTGCGTATGGGATAAAATCCCCAATATCCAGACGTATGTCAAACGACTGAGTCTCTTCAAAATGCCGCTCACTGAATCCCGTAAAGAATGGGAGAGAGCGTACGAGGACTTACTACGATAAGACCTCTATAAGTCAATAAAGTTTTTACTTTATGCCTGCTACGATTTTCGAGCGTGTGATTAAATAGAAATTCCTTTAAGGAATTCTATTATGAACGCAGGTCGGTGATGGTCACTATCTCAGCCTCGCCACAACGAAATATGCACTGTCTGCTGTTGTTTTCTTTTTACATAACTTGAATCAACTGGATTAAACCTTGATTTAGAGAGGGAATTAAAGGCAATCCTTATAAATAAGCCTGTATTTTACTTCTGCTGTGGTGACGTAGATGAATAAGTGTTTGGTTGATTTAAGGTGAATCGTTTTCTTTGATTGTAGGTTCTTGTCGTAAGAAGTAACCTACGGGTTGTAGAGTTCGGATTTACCAATCCTTAAACCTATTTAACCAACTCTACAAGCTTTGTAAATTTAGTCACTTTACAAAGTGTAGCTCTGCCTGCTGAGCGAGTCCTCTTACGGAGTTCGAGGAAGAATGCATGACGACTTGCGCCAAGGTCCGAAGAATGTCTACTTCGTCGACACAGCAAGAGATCTTTACTTGAAAGCTCATACTTTCTTTGTTTGTCCAGAGAGTGTAAAGATTTTAATATTTATGTGGCCGATTAATTTATCTATATCTGTAGCCTGGCAAGCGTTGACAATGCAGATATTTTTTAATTTGAAAATTATGATTGGAATATTCCTGATAAAAATAAATGTTTTTGGGTTTGTTTAGTAGGAACAACTCTTCCAACAGAGAAAGTAAAAATTACTATTATTCCTAGAGACTTTATAGAATTAATAATCAAGCCCAAGAAGAAAGAGGAAGAAACCGCAGCGTAAAGCTGTAGAGAGCTATAGTATTTATAGGTAAGTGCACTACTCTGAGGAGTAGAGATAGAGGTTCAAATCCTCTTAGCTCTCCAAGACTTTTAAAATTTGTATAATGGAAAAAGTGACACAAAATGTACCTGATATAGGTTGTACAGATCCTGATGAATTCGTGAATGACATTTGTATCGAAGCCATAGAGGATGAAGAACTTCTTAACATAGAATAATATGTACATAATAACTTTAATTTTAGGAATTATAGGTGTCGTCCTTCTTGCTTTTGCAATCAGGGAAGATGAAGATGATCGAGCCTTCCCGTTGGGAATACTATCAGTAGTCTCTCTGATATGCTCAGTGATGCTCTGGTGCTATACTGACATCAAGCATGAACGAGAACAACCCTTAACAACAATTTCAACTTTTGTTGAGGAGCATTCTCAATACCTCTCTCCAACTACAGTGAGAACTATAAGTGCAACACCTATTCGGGAAATGCCTGATGGATGTTTCGTATATAGTGTTATTCTGGTTGATCAGGATTCTATGTATACGTATTCTGCAGTTCTGGACCCTGAGAACATTGAGGTAGTTAATTTTATTCTCGAAGAATCTATTCCTCGACTCGAAAATCATCAAAATAAAAAAATAAACAATGGCAAAAAATCGTCTTTTTGGTTGGATGTTCGTTGAGGACTCCAATAAAGAGTCTGAGACAATTAAACCTTGTACTTCACAGGAAGCGTCTGCTGTTCCCAGTCCTGTCGTAACTTCTGTGCCTGCTCCTACGATTATGGCATCAGGAGATGTAGATACCAAACTGGTGGAACTCCTGGAACGCAAGATCAACGAAGCAAATCTTCCTGGTCCTGACTATCTGGAACTTCTCCAGTCTGCGGAACAGATGAAGCAGTATATCCCTGATGAGACTACACGTCTCAAAGCTGCTTTTGGTTCCATTCAGGGCATGGATCCTCGGATGACGAAGGATGTCGTTCTAGCATCGATTGACACCTATCTGGGTGTAATTGAAGCTGAACGAGGGAAAGCAAAGCTTCGCATGGAAAAGCTTCGTAAGGAAACTGTCGAGGACAAGGCAGAAGAGCTGAAGGCAACGAATCTTCGTATCGAGCAGCTTCGTGAGGAACTGAAAACTCTCACGGACAAGTCGATTGATCTCAATTCCGAAATTCAGAAGAATACGGCAGAGACGACCGCATTTGAAGCTCGAACGAATGCGACCATCGACAAGGTTACGAATCGCCTGAACGAGGACAAGGTCCGACTGACACAAATTCTGTAAGTATGATGCTGCCTGAAGGTTCAAGTCTCTCTAACTGGGAAAAACCAGGAGGCAAAACTGGTATGGTAGTTTTGGGTTTGTTAGGTGCAGGAGGGTTGATGCTTTTTTATAAAGCTCTTCCTTTCCTGATTACTCTGGCATCTAATACACTGTACTTTGGGCTGCTCCTGGGATTAATTGCAGGAATCATCTATCTCCTGTGTGATCCCAAGTTCAGGAAAATCTGCTCTGCCACTTACTTTATGTTAATGAGAAAGCTGACTGGATTGGTTATCGAAATCGATCCTATTGCTATCGTGGAACAACGTATCCGTGATATGCAGAAAAAGTCAGCTGACATTAAAAAGGTAATGGGAGATCTTAGAGGTTGTATTATTCGTTCTAAGAACGATATTCAGAACGATACAAGGGAAATGCGTAATTGCATGGATGAAGCACAAGTGTCTGAGCGTAATGGAAACATTGCAATGGCAACAATTCAAAAGCGCCAAGCACTTCGTCTTAAAGAATCGTTAGATGATCAGTTACTTGCTCTTAAGAACTCAGAAATGTGGTTTGATAAGCTTAAAAAGCTTGAAGAGTATGCTAATCTGACGATTCAGGATGTTACTAACGAAGTAAATATTCGTAAGAAAACATTCGAGCGCATTCGTGCCCAGCACAAAGCTTTCAAATCTGTAATGTCTATCGTTAAGGGAGACCCTGACGAATTGGCAATGTTCACTGATGCTATGGATTTCATGGCAAAGGATATCTCGGATAAAATCGGAGAGATGGAACATGTCATTGACTCTACTACGGGTATGCTGGCTGACCTGGACGCAAAGAATGGTGTTGCCAATATGAGGGCAGAAGAATTGTTGGAACGATACAACAAGTCAGGAATTGACAGTCTCTTTAATAAGTTCTCTGATGGTCGTAAGGCTATCGCTGCACCGAAAGTAGGGGAGTATGTTCAGTTCCAAGAAATTCTCAAAGTCCCCGTAAATGGTAACGAAGCCGCTCCCAAGTCCCTCGACGATTTCTGGGGTGAGTAAATTCTTTCTGAATAATAGAAATATTGCTATATGTATTCTTCTAAATACTGTAGTGATATTTCTGTTGTCCTTTCGTCGATTCCAACATATCCTTTTGCCACTAGATGTGGCGTTTACTATATTCTTTATAATAGAGATGATTGT